ACTCCTTCTTCTTCCCCACCAGCGTCAGCCGGTTGACCGACAGCTCCACCCCGCGGCGGTCGTTGCCGTCGTTGTCCGTCCAGTGGCTGACCCGGATCACGCCCGACAGGTGGACGCTCGACCCCTTCTGCAGGTACTGCCCCGCGATCTCGGCCGTGCGCTCGAACGCCGTCGCCCGGATCCAGTCCGTAGTGGAGTTCTCGCCGAAGCCGTAATCGGTGGCGACCGAGAAGTTGCAGACCGCCTTCCCCTCGTTCGTCGAACGGCTCTCCGGGTCGCGCCCGAGCCTCCCCATGACGAAGGCCTCGGCGACCGTCGCCTCCGGCTTCGCCTCCGCGGCCAGGAAGGTGATCCGGTACGCCTTGATCACGTACGTCGGCGGGTTGTCTCCCACCGAGGACATGCGCCCCTCGGCGCGGACGAGCTGGCCGACCTGCAGCTCCTTGGCGGCGTCCACGGCGTTGCCGCTGCACAGCAGGTAGTGCTCGTGCTTCTGGTTGCCGGCCTTGGTGGCGAGGACCACCTTGGCGCCGTCCCCCGCCTTCACGGGGGGCTTCGCCACCTTGCCGATGATCCTCACCTCGTTGACGGTCCCTGCCATGTCGATCTCCTACCAGCCCGCGTCCGCGGGGGTGTCCTGCTGTGCGGCCTTGAGGTCCGCCAGCTCCTTCGTGATGTCCCGTCCGGCCTGGCGCAGCGTCTCCGTCGGCATCGTCGCCTCGTCGGCGAACAGCTTGCCCTGGCCGGTGATCCCGTGCTTGACCAGCGCCTGCGGCGCGTTCGCCGGCGCGTTCGGCAGGCTCATGGCCTGGTTGGCCAGCTTGTCGATCTGGTGCTGCACGTCCTTGCGGCTGTTCGTCGCCCACGGGTCCGCCGGCGCCGTGTCCGCGGGGGGTGTCTCCGGCTGCGCGGGAGGGGAGGCAGAGCCGGGAGCGGCCTCCCCTCCCGCGGCCGGACCGCCCTCCGAAGAGGAGGAGGAAGGCGGCGTGCTGGTGTCGGGCGCGGCGCTCTCCGCCTCGCCGGCGGCAGCGCTGTCCGTCAGGGACGAGCGGTGCGCCTTGAGGCCGAGCCGGTCCTCCTTGTCGCGGAGGGACAGCCCGAAGGCGGTGCCGAGCAGAGCGGCGGCGCGCTTGAGCGCGGCCGTCTCCGCCCCCCGGATCGCCGTGTCGAAGTTCGGACCGAGCCCCTCCCCCTGCCGGCTGTCGCACGTCCCCGTGCCGGGGTAGAAGCCCCCGTCCTTGATCACGAGGACCACGCTGCAGGTGGCGTACACCCGCCATTTGCCGGAGATAACGACCGGGTCCATGAGCAGCCGCGGGGGGTCGGTGTGGTAGGCGCCCCACCCGTCCTCGCCGAACAGTCGGTTGAGCTGCCGCACCACGTGCTCGCCCGAGAGAAACGGCTTGTCGAGGTCCCCGACGACGCCCTTCTCCTTGTCCTCCCCCACGAAGTGGATCGGGGAGTCGGGGTGCTCGAAGTGCGGGAGGGACTCCCGGATGACGCCCTTCTGCTCGGGGGTGAACCCCCTACCGAAGGCAAGCGCTGCGACGGGCTTCTTGGGGTCTGGCATGTGGCTCCTATCCTTGGCTGGGGACCACGGTACAGGGGACATATCCCAGAGTCAACAACTTTCTTTACCACCGGACTTGCGCACAATAACCGATAGGTGTAGGCTGCCCCTCATGGATGACGCCAAGACCGAGTTCGCCAGCCGGCTACGAGCCGCCAGGGAAGCGGCAGCCCTCTCGCAGGAAGCCGTTGCCCGACACCTCGACGTCGCCCTCGGCACCTACGCCAACTGGGAACGTGGGAAGGGATCGCCGCAGGGATGGCGGATCCCGTCCATCTGCGCGTTGCTCGGCTGCAAGCCGAAGGACATCCTTCCAGCATGACCCTCTCCTTCCACGTCCCCGGCCCGCCGCAGCCATGGGAGCGCGCGACGCCCATCGCCTTCGCCAACTGGCTCAAGGGGGTCGTGCGCCGGCGCCCGAACGCCACCGTGGCCGAGATGTACGACGCCATCGTCAAGTCCGCCTTCGCCATGCAGACGACGCCGCCGCGGACCCGGGACTGGCAGGGAAGGGTGGGGGCCTGCGCCCAGCTCGCCATGACCGAACAGGGCATCGAGCGCTTCCCCGCCGGCGTCCCCCTCCTCCTCGAGCTGGACGTCTGCACCGACCAGAAAGGGAAGACCGCCGGCGACGCCTCCAACTTCCAGAAATCCGTCGAGGACGGCCTCAACCGGATCGCCTGGGACGACGACGAGCAGGTCGTCCGGTGGGTGGGGCAGCTCGTGCGGGGATGCCACCCGGAGAACGCGGGGGTGGGGGTGAGGGTGGGGCCCGCCTCGTGACTCCCCTCGTCCTGCGCGCCGACTACCAGCAGCCGTCCGTCGACGCGGTGCGACGGGAGTGGGCTCGCTGGCAGCGCCCCATCGTCTCCGCGGCTACGGGGATGGGGAAAACGGTCATCGGCATCGGCCTCGCCCGGGAGCTCCTCACCCAGAAGCCCGACGGGCGTCTCCTCTGGCTCGCCCACCGCAAGGAGCTGATCACCCAGCCCTACGAGGCGTTCCGGCGGTGGTGCCCCGAGCTGTCCTGCGGCATCGTCAAGCAGAAGCGCCGGGAGTACGACCGCCAGGTCGTCATCGCCAGCGTCCCCTCCCTCGGGCCGAAGCGGCTCCCCGAGCTGCCGCACCTCGACTGGATCCTCATCGACGAGGCCCACCACTGCCTGCGGGACAACTCCTACGGCCGGATCGTCAACTACGTCTACGACGACAGCCCGGGCGTGCGCCTGGCCGGGATGACCGCCACCCCCTGGCGCACCGACGGCGGCCTCGGCGGGGTCTTCGACGGCTGCGTCGGCGGCTACGATCTCCAGTGGGGGATCGAGCACGGTCGGCTGGTCCCCGTGGTGGGGAAGCGGGCCGTCACCGACATCTCCCTCGACGGCGTGGCCAAGCGGGGAGGGGACTTCGTCGCCAAGTCCCTATCCGAGCGGATCAACACCGACGACCGGAACCGCAAGGTCGTCGACGAGTACCTCAATGTCGCGGGCGAGCGGCCGTTCATCGCCTTCGCAGCGGACATCGCCCACGCCCAGGATCTGGCCGTGGCCTTCCGGGCGCGCGGCGTGGCCTGCGAGGCGATCTGGGACGGCATCGACAAGGAGTGCGGGAAGGGGAGCCGGGAGCGGGTGCTCGCCGACCACAAGGCCGGGCGCCTCCACGGCGTAGTCAACGTGGGGATCCTCACCGAGGGCTACGACGACCCTCGGATCCGCTGCGTCATCCTCGCCCGGCCGACCCGGTCCAAGCTCCTCCTCTTCCAGATGGTCGGCCGCGGCACCCGGCTCGCCGCCGGCACCGAGTGGGCGCACGAGTCCGCAGACGCCGGCAAGCGGGACTGCCTGCTGCTCGACTTCGCCGACGCAGTCGGCAACGCCGGGCCCCTCGTCTCGATCCTCGACCTGGGCGTTCCCGTCCCCGACGTGGAGACGGGGGAGGAGATCCTGCCCCCCGAGGAACCCGTGGTCGACACCGGGCCCCCGACGGACCGGCACGGCCGCGTCGAGTGGACGCTCCAGGAGTTCGACCTCTTCACCGGTCGGCTGCGCTGGGAGTGGGTGGGGCAGACCCGGGTCCTCGGGCTCGACGACAAGCTCACCCGCATCGTGGTGGTCTGGCCCGACGCTCCGGGGTACCGGGCGATCCTCGCCGACGTCAAGGAGCGTCGCGTGCAGTGGCTCACCTGGGGCACCGTCTCCGAGTCCGAAGCCCTGCGCAAGGCCGAGTCCTGCTGCCGGAAGTCCGGGGCGAACGGACGCCAGCTCTACAAGCACCCCTCCTTCTGGGCGAAACCGGCCTATCCGCAGCAGCGCACCGCCCTGGAACGGTACGGCTTCCCCGCCGGCGAGACCGTGCACTGGTCCCGGGCCAAGGCCCGGCGGGCCCGGGAGTGGTGTCTCGCCCGGGCCACCTTCGAGTGCCACATCCACGGCCGCTGGCCGACGCCAGGGCGACTGCTGCGCTACGCCCGGGAGTTCTACCGGGCCGGCGGGCAGATACCGGAGGAGACGGACGTGCGGCCCGCGGCCGCGGGGGGGACGTGGTGAGCTTGCAGGTCACCGACCCGTGCCCCGAGTGCGAGAGCACCGAGCGCGTCTACCTCTGGCAGCCCTACGCCAGTGGGCGCCACCTCCGGTGCGAGTGCACCTGCGGCCGCTGGATCCGCTACCTCAAACAGACGCCGGAGAACGTCGCCCTGGTGGAGGGGGAGGACGAGTCAGCGGCGGAGATCGCCGTCGAGGCCATCGTCTCCCGCTCCGACGTCATCCTCTCCGACGCGCAGAACGCCGTCGTCGACGGGGTCTGCGGCCTCGAGCGGGGACAGGTGCTGGTCTGCGTGGGGTACGCAGGTGTGGGGAAGTCGACGACGCTACGGACCATCCTCCACCGGACGCGTGTTGCCGCGGTCCTCACTCCGACGGGGAAGGCGTCGAGCCGACTCGCCGAGCTGGGTGTCCCCGCCCGCACCATCCACTCCCTGCTCTACTCGCCCCGGGAGACGCGGAAGTCCCGTGAGGTGGAGTGGGACCTGAAGGAGCCGGACGTCTTTGACGGGGACCTGCTGGCGCTCGACGAAGGGTCCATGGTGACTCCTCGGATCGCAGAGGACCTGGCCGACCTTGTCGAGCGTCGCAAGCTGCGCATGGCAATCTTCGGCGACGGCTTCCAGCTCCCGCCCATCCTGTCCCGACGGGAGCAGCGGGACTACCCCGCCGGCTTCTCCCTGCTCGGCGACCACGGCGGCCACCTGGTGGAGGGGGCCAAGCGCTTCGCCCTGACCGAGGTCTTCCGCCAGGCCCTCGACAGCCCCGTGCTAGCCGCTGCGACGTCGATTCGCAACGGGGGCACCGCCAATCCACCCGAGGGCCAGGACGCCCACACGAGCGAACAGGGAGGGGTGGAAGAGGTGGCGCAAGCCCTCGCCGCCGCGCTGGCCGACGAGACCGACGTCGTCGGGATCACCTGGACCAACCGGGACCGGCACGCCGTCAACCGCCGCGTGCGCTCCCTGCTGGGCCGGTGGGGAGCCCTCCCCGTCTCCGGGGAACCCCTCATGGTCCTCCACAACCAGCACGCCCTCGGGCTCATGAACGGGGAGACCGCCATCGTGCAGGAGGTCTACGAGCACACGCTGGCCCCCCTCCGGCTCGACGACGACGACGGACCCAAGGGAGTGGAGGCGAGGCTGCTCACCCCCCGTGGCTACCCCCTCGACGTCACCCTCGCCGTCGACTTCCTCGGAGGCACCGACCGCTGGTACCCCGCCGAGTTGTACCGCCGCGACTTCGGGCTGCCTCGCTACGTCAAGGCGGGGCTGCTGGTCGCTGACTGGGGGTACGCGTCGACGGCGCATAAGGCGCAAGGCTCGGAGTCAGACCACGCCATCGTCTACGTCTCCACCGCCCTGGCCCGTTGCCTCGATCCCGAGGAGCGACGACGCCTGGTATACACTGCCATCACCCGCGCCCGCTCTCGTCTCCACGTCGTCTACGGCGAGGGGCTGGGGTGGTGCTTCGGACCGACCGTTCAACCACAGGAGCCTATCCCATGCCCGACACCGATCTGAGCATCACCACCATCGGCGGGGGCGCCCTCGCCGAGGACTTCAACCGCGCCCTCCAGCGCGTCTTCGACGACGTCGAGCGCGACCCGGACCTCAAGGACGCCGTCCGCACCATCTCCGTCAAGGTGACGATCCAGGACTCCGACAAGAGCGGCTACTTCGTCACCAAGCACTCCGTCACCACCACGCTGCCCGCGAAGAAGACTGCCGGGATCGCGTGGGTGGACGGCGACGCCATGCGGACCAGCAGCCAGGTCCGCAGCGAGGACGCCCAGCTCGAGCTCGACGGGTCGCGCTCCGACAAGGTGACCCCCATCAACCGCCGCACCGGGGGTGCATCGTGATCGACCTGAACGACCTGCCCGACGCCGTCGTGAACACCCTCAACGTGCTGACGGACGAGGCCGTCGAAAAGATCCCCGTCACGCACGGTTCCGTCCTCGTCCGCGACGGCTACTCTGTCGAGCACCTGGACGACCGGCCGCCGGCGCGCAAGCACGCCGTCAACGACCTCCCCTCTCTCCTGGCGTGGGCCAAGCGGTGGGGGAAGCCCGAGGAGTCCACCCTGTTCTGCGATCCCGGCGGCTTCGTCCTCGTCCTCGACGACACCGGCAGCCAGGAGGTGGGGCGCGAGATCGTCAGCTACCACCCGACCCTGTCGACCGCGGCCAAGGCGTGGCTGGGACGCGGTGCGGCCGGCGCCCCGTGGACGAAGGAGCACATCCCCTTCAAGCGCTTCGTCGAGGAGCGCGCCGACGACCTCGTCGACCACGAGCTGCTCGACGCCGTCCTGCGCTTCAAGACCCGCACCGAGTTCTCCTACGACGCCGACCTCGAGGACGGGAAGTCCGTCAGCTTTACCGTGGTGAGCAAGCAGGGCTCGGGGAAGGGGGTCGTGACGCTTCCCAAGGTCTTCTCGATCCGCATCCCGCTGTTCCGGGGGACGGTCAACCCCGAGACCGACGACGAGCGGCTCTACGACGTCGAGTGCCGGCTCTCCTACGAGCAGGTGGCCGACGGGTCCAAGATCGCCTTCGAGGTCCGGCCGCAGCACGTGGCCGAGCTGATGGACAAGGCGCTCGCCGACCTGGTCGCCGACGCCAGGGCCGACCTCGGGCCGGCGTGGCTCATCGTGTCCGGAGCCCCCTGCTACCGGTGAGCACGAGAACGCCCGAAGGGGCGACCGGCTGGGGGCCGTCTCCCACGTTGGTCGAGCAGGAACCCCCGGGGACGGAGCTCGTCCGCCCCGGGGCGTTCCTGCAGTACCGTCTCCCGATGACCGACTGGACCCCCGTCCGGGTCCTCGCCGTCCGGGAGACCCGGGTCTGGCTCGACGCCCCCGCGCTGGAGCGCACCATCGCCGTCGAGCGCGTCGCCGTCGACGACGGCACCGCCCGCTGGAGGAAGCCCCCATGGGGGACGTGAACCCGCTCGCCAAGCTCCGAGGTCACTACGCCCAGCGGCTCGGGGTCCTCCTCACCTGGCCCGAGGTGAAGGCCGTCCAGGAGGAGATCACCAGGCTGCGGGGGGAAGCCCGCTCCAGCGCGGCGAGAGCAGCACGAGCGCGCATCGGCATGATCGCCCGCAGCCCCTGCCGGCACGCGCAGGGGAGCTTCCCCGACGAGGGCGACCCCCTACGCTGTCCCGCCCTCTTCGGGGCCACCAGCCGGGATCGGTGGTGCGAGGCGTGTCTGGCGCGGGAGGTCTCCTCATGACCCGCCCCACCGCCGACCTGATCGGCCGCACCTACAGCGTCCCCGTCCCCTACCACGGCTGGGAGGAGACCGGCGTCCCGGTCGTGGTCGACATCACCATCAACCGCACCGCCGACGGGCGCGTGGTCGAGGTCTTCATCGCCGGCACCCCCCCGGGCTACAAGGCCATGGCAAACGCTGTGTGCCGGATCGTCTCGGCCGCCCTGCAGCACGGTCTCCCCGAAGGCCGCGTTGTCAAGATGCTGCGCGGGCAGGCCGAGGGATCCACCCCCGTCCGGTGGGGGCCGGGGGAGCGCAACCGGGTCTCCTCCATCCCCGACGCCATCGGGCGACTGCTCGCCGAGGAGATCGGCCTCGAGCCCGTGCGCGAGCGCTTCGACTTCAGGAAGAGCGCCCTCGACGACACCACTCCCCTCAAGCCGCAGTGCCGGTGCGGCCTCGACCTCGACCACCCGGGGCCGTGCCGGAGCTTCGTCCCGGAGGTAGCATGAGCAAGCCGACCCAGCGCCCCCCGTCGTGTGCATGTGTGGTTCCACCCGCTTCAAGCGGTCTTCGGGACGATGAGTGGGATCTGCGGGAACGGCTGTACAACGAGTGCAGAAACCTAACATACGGACCCGTCGGGAGAGACTGAGGGATGGAGAAAGTTGACATCTGCGTTTTCCACAAAGACTGCATGGACGGAGTCGCCGCGGCCTGGGCCGTCTGGCTCAAGCACCCCGAGGCCAAGTTCGTCCCCCTGGAGTACGGCGTCCCCCCGGCACTCGAGACCTTCGGCGGCCACCACGTCGTCCTGGTCGACTTCTCCTACCCGCGTCACGAGCTGGAGCACATCCGGCGAGTCGCCGGCAGTCTGCTCGTCCTCGACCACCACAAGACCGCCCAGGCCGACCTGCAGGACTTCCCCGGAGCGGTCTTCGACCTCGACAAGGCCGGGTGCCGGCTGGCGTGGGAGCAGTTCCACCCAGGCGAAGCCGCGCCCTGGGTGATCGACTACGTGGAGGATCGGGACCTGTGGCGGTGGAAGCTCCCAGACAGCGAAGCCGTCAGCGCTGGTCTGGCGCTCCACGGGATCCCGACACATCCTCACGACTTCGAGCCACTGGCAGCGGGGCAACAGGGAGACGCCGACTGGTGCCACCTGGTGCAGTGCGGGGAGGTCGTTCTCACCTGCCGCGCCGCCCTCGCCCGCGCCATCTCCCTGACCGCCTACACCGTCGAGATGGGGGACGAGCAGGTCCCCATCGCCACCTGTCCCAAGCTCCTGGCCTCCGAGGTCGGAGAGCTGCTGGCCGACGGGATGCCCTTCGGCGCCACCTGGCACCAGCGACATGACGGCCGCATCGTCGTCGAACTCCGGTCCCGGGAAGGGGGCACCGACGTCTCCGAGGTCGCCAAGCTGTACGGAGGAGGAGGCCACCGGCACGCTGCTGGGTTCGTGACCGACCGGCCTTGGTGGCTGCGATGAGCGGACCCGACCGGGAAGACCTGCTCGACGCCCTCCAGGCCCTCGCCCCCAACCCATGGGCCGAGCCCTGCCGCACCTGCGTCCACCTCGACGAGGAGGGGTGCAACGACTGCGGTCGACCGAACTGCGACCTGGTCGACCGGGACGCACCGGACGCCACCGGCGACTGCACCGACTACGAGGACGGGAGGTAGGGGCGTGAACTGCACGCACGACTGGGACCACGAGTTCGCCGGGTGCACCGCCGACGGTGGGACCGTGATGGTGCTCCGGGCTCGGGGATCCGGCATCACGGAGGCCACGCACCGGCTGCAGAACGCCCTCGACGACTTCGGCACCGCCACCTACGACAACGTCGGCCGCATCGGGCAGATCGCCGAGGACATCCGCAGGGCAGAGGCCCAGGTCCAGGCCATGCTCCGCAACGCCGAGATGTCCAGGGTCGGCCCCGAGCTGGACCTGCGCCCGACCCCCCGCCCGCGGATCTCCCGCTGGCCCGAGCACGCGCTGCAACGACGGTTCGCCCGGAGGGACCGGGCGCTGGCGGTGAAGGCGTGAACTACGCCGAGACCGTCGCCCCCTTCGTCGACCGCTGCCTGTTCGGGGACGCGCTGGACCGGCTCCGGGGCGTCCCCGACGGCGTGGTGCATTCGTGCTGTACGAGCCCCCCCTACTGGGGCCTTCGGGACTATTCAGCAGAGGGACAACTCGGCCTCGAAGCGACGCCGGCCGAGTACGTCGACAAGCTCGTCACCATCCTCCGGGAAGTCCGCCGCGTCCTCCGGCCCGACGGCACCCTCTGGCTCAACCTGGGGGACTCGTACAGCGGCAGCGGCGTCAACGACGGCACGAAGTCCCCGGGGCTGTCCAAGGCAGCGGCCCGCGGCAACCCGCAGAAGCGCCCCGGCGCGAACCGGTGGTCCTGCCCGCTGCCCCGGAAGAACCTCGTCGGCATCCCCTGGCGCGTCGCCTTCGCCCTCCAGGACGACGGCTGGGTGCTCCGCTCGGACATCGTGTGGGCCAAGCCGTCCTGCATGCCAGAGTCTGTCACGGACCGGCCAGTGCGGTCGCACGAGTACGTCTTTCTGCTCGCGCCGGGGCCCGTGTACCACTACGACGCGGTGGCGGTGCGGGAGGGGGATAGCGGGGCCCCGGCAGGGAACACCGAGCGGAAGGTAGCGGACGGGACAGAGGGGCGACTTGCTACCCACGCAGGGCGCGGTGTCCCGTGGAAGCCCGGTAGCGGCCGCAACCAGCGCGATGTCTGGACGATCAGCACGAAGCCGTACGCCAAGGCCCACTTCGCCGTCTTCCCGCCGGAGTTGCCCAAGCGCTGCATCATGGCGGGCACGAGCGAGAAGGGCTGCTGCCCCGAGTGCGGGGCGCCGTGGGAGAGGGTGGTGGAGAAGACCGCCGAACCCGACGTGAGCAGCCGAGGCAGTCGCTTCGACAAGGGCAAGACCGGGGTCAACGGCCAAGGGCGAACGCTACTAGGAGAGCGGACCACATCCGTCATCACCGGCTGGCGCAGAACCTGCACCTGCGACGCCGGGGATCCGGTGCCTTGCCTGGTGCTGGATCCGTTCCTCGGCAGCGGCACTACCGCGATGGTGGCCCAGGACCTCGGGCGGCGCTGGCTCGGGGTCGAGCTGAATCGGGACTACGAGGCGCTCCAGCGGGAGAGGACGCAGCAGCTCGGGCTGCTGGGGTACGTGCCTTGACCCCTTCCGCCCCCGACTGCCGCGCCTGCGGTGCCTGCTGCGGCACCGACGACGAGAACCGCTGCGGCTACCTCCACGGCACCATCGGAGAGCACGTCACCTGCGGGAGGTACGACAGCCCCAGCCGACCGCGCATCTGCGGTCTGTTCCCCCGCGACGACCCCGTCTGCCACCTCGCACGCTTCGAGCGCCTCGGCATCCCATGCGACGCCGAGACCCTCCGCAAGGGGGAGCGGCAGTTCGAGGAGCTCACCGCACTGCTGGAGCCGCTGCCATGACACCTCCAGACCACCCTCCCCTCACCCCCTCCGAAGCCCTCCACGTCGCCCGTGCCGTCCTCCTCGCCGCTGCCGGCGACGACGCAGGCGACCCGCGGGCAGGAGGGGACTGGGAGGTCGTCAGGCTCGCCGCGGACGTGCTGGGGCACCTGGGGGAGGCGGTGGGGGAGAGCGTCGCTCGACCTCCTCGACGAACGAGGTAAACGGCCCCGGAGGCTCCGGCTCGAACTCCGCGCACTCCAGAGCCCCCGCGCACATCGGACAGTCGTCCCCCCTCCTGATCACGTGCCGCGGCGTCACGATGCGTCCCCGGTCGTCGCTCAGCAAGCCACCCTCTCCGGACTGCCAGAGGCAGTCCGGGCACTCGAGCAGCACCGTGTCCGGACCCATGTCGCAGGGGATGATCTCGACCGTCAAGCGTCCCACGTCAGTACCACTCCTGCTGCTGGGGCTCGGCCTGCGCTGGTGGCGCCGGCTCGCCCTTCACCCCCTCGAGCCCGAGCTGCCCCCGGGGCGGCGACAGGACCGAGTAGCGCACGTTGCCTCGGCGGTCCTTGTCCTCGTACCAGGGGTGTGCCTTGAGGATGTCCGTGATCCGGCGCACCTCCCAGTCTGCGTACTCCGACCGAGCCGGCATCGCCGCCGACAGCGCCGTCGCGTTGAGGAACAGCCGACGCCCGTTCGGATCCCAGCCGCCGAGCAAGAGCGGAAGGTCGACTGCCGTGCTCCCTGTCCCGATGCTGCGTCGGACCGTTGTCAGACGCCTGCTCCCGTGGTCATCCAGAACCGCCAGCGGGACGTCCAGCACGTACTCCAGGAAGCGTTGCTCTTGAGGCCCCGACTCCCGCAGCTCCTCACATGCCCCTGCCTCGTAGGACTGTAGCAGCGCCTCCCACGGCTCCCCCAGCATCTTGAGCATCATCGCCGCGGGGATCACGTTGCGCGCCAGCCGCACGGGGATCCCCGCCTCGTCTGCCCCCCTCCTGACCGTCTCGTACTCGTCCAGAAACCGTGGGGCGTGACAGGCGAGCCCCCACGACACCACCGGCCGCAGCCTGGCGAGCAACTCCTCCTGCCCCGCCAGCGGGCTGGCGTGCCCGGGCTCCTGCACTGTCCGCACCTGCCAGAACCGGTTGAGATCCTGGTCCTGCGGCGGCCCCGAGATCCCCGAGTAGATGAGCGGGCCGAGCAGCCGGCACCGCTCCACCTTGCTCGACCGGTTGATCGTGCCCCGGGTCATGTACCCGACCCGGTACATATCGAAGATCAGGTCCCGCTGCCGCAGCGACCGCGGGTTGTTCTCCACGTCGTCCATCACGCACGCCGCCGACTTGTTCCCGAACTCCTGCATGAGCGTGTACGGCGTGGCGTTTCCCAGCTCCAAGATGTGCTCCGACAGGGCGAACAGCGCCGTGCACAGGTTCGACTTCCCGCTGTTCGTCTGCCCCTGGATCCACACCCAGGGGGGCTCCCCGGGGATCGCCGGCGTCAGCGGCACCGTCAGCGTCGTGGCGGCCAGGAAGTACGGCACCAGCGCGCTGTCGAACGTCCACCGGCCGAACAGCTCGCACAGCTCGTGGTAGGCCGCCCGGATCTCGTCCGGCGTGTGCACCGACGGCGTCGACCGCACCTTGCCGCTCGGCGCCGAGAAGTGGCCAGCCACGATGGGGGCCGGCAGCCGCTCCCACGCGCTGCCCGAGAAGACGAACGTCCCCGCCTTGGAGATCGCCGCCACCTCGTCGCCCAGTAGGTGTACCCCGTCGGCGATCTCGTCCTCCGGCACCGGCTCCGAGCATACCTGGCCGAGGATCTCCGCCACCTGGTTGCGCGCCTTCTTCTCGTCGAACCGCTTGAACACCCGCTTGACGTTGCCCTCGTCGTCCTTCTTGTCCTCCCACACAGCCCCGAGCTTGTGCTTCGCGCTCTCCCACTTCGGGCCCAGCGCCACGCCGAGACGGGTCTCGTTCGTCGCCTGGTTGATCGGGATCTCCACCCGGCGGTCCCGGTAGCACACCAGTGACCCGCCCAGGCTCCCGATGGGCAACACGCTCCCGAACAGCTTGCGCCACCGGGCCAGCGGGCGGAGCTGCGCCACGATGTCGTCCGGCAGGCTCGACGCCCCCGCCACCTGGTCCCCCTTCTCCAGGCGCTTGATCTGGTTGTCCACGCACCGGGTGTAGCTGCGCCGGCGGTCGCTGTCAGGATCCTGCTCCACCCCCTGGCGCCGGCACACCTCGTCGATGATGCGCAACAGGCCCTCGCGGTCGTAGTGCTGCTTGAGCAGCAGACCCGTGACCGACCGCCACGTGATCGTTCGCGACTTGCCGTCTGGCGTGCCAGGCCCACCGCTGAAGGGGACGAACGGTACGAGCACCGCGACGATACGTGCCCGATAGAAGGCCTCCACCCCGTCGTCCCACCGCAGCCCCCCCTCGTACTTCGGGGCAAGGCGCTCCGCAGGCTTCGGCTCCCAATCGCCGATGTCCTCCACGGCGTCGAGCAGCTCGCCAAGCTCGTGGTGAGAGACCGGCTCGCGCGGTGGGGACGACGGGTGCGCAGGCAGGTAGTAGACCCGGCTGGCGTCCTTGCACTTCTCGTCGAACGCCCCGTCCCACTCCTCGTACCACTTCGCCCACAGGGTGGCGTGCACCGCCGAACTGACCGGCGTTGCCAGCGGGAGGACCACCCGGAACCGGTCGCATGCAGGCGCAACGAAGTTGCCCTTGTCGTCGTACTTGTCCACCCAGTGGGAATAGGAGGTGTGCAGGACGTACTCGAGCCCCAGGCTCTCCAGGTGGCGCATCACCTCGGGGATCGTGATGTTCTCGTCGAAGTCCAAGACGAGGGCCGTGACCTGCTCCACGCCCTCCTTCGCCCGCGTCTGCCCCGTCGGGTAGACCGTCGGGCTCCACAGCACCCCTTCCTTCCTGTCGCGCTCGTCGAACTCCATGAAGGGGTCCGGCCAGTCTACGCCAAGCGGCCTGGGTACGTTGTCCTTGAGGTTGTCGAAGCGGTCAGCAGCGAACGTGTCAAGCACGACGCGTCCACGCGACAGCCGAGGGGGTCTGGGTCAGCATGCGGTCTCCCTGTCGACAACGACGGGCCCGGGGCCGGTCAGGGGCGACAGGGAGTCCGTAGAACCCTGCCGGCCAACCGGCCCGCCTCGCCCTCGGGTCGCGACCCCCGAGGACTGGAATGACTCCAGGATGCCCCAGCCCCGCCTCGGCGTCAACCAACCGGCCCGACCTCAGCCAGGTCGCCAGGTCTCAAGTCGACCTGGCTGAGACCTGGCTGAGTAGATCCGGGGGGTCTAACTATCTATTACTATTATAGATCTTCTTCTACTACTACTACTGCTCAGCCAGGTCGCCAGGTATAGGGGTCTACGTGAATTACATGCGGAGAAGGAGAGGGAGGAGATCGGATCCGTGATCGGGTCATGTGAATAGGCACGCATCGCGCTCTAGACCTGGCGACCTGGCTGAGAGTCGACGAATCGGCAACGATCAAGGATGGTTAGGCCTCAGCCAGGTCGCGGTCTTCCTCTGGCTGAGACCCGGCGAGATGCCCCACAACGACCGACGCCCCCGACCATGGGGCGTGGCAGGGGGCGTCAGTCCCGTCAGGCCACGGATCAGCGTCCCGACGGTGCCAAGGTGCCCGGGGACAGGAGTCGCCCGAGCTCTTGACGCCAGGCTACCACCCCCCGCCGGAGGCGAGCAAGGGAGGGGCTACAGGGCCAGGATCTCCCAGTACAGCCCGTGTTCGTCCCGGCCGACTGCGCCGAGGCCGATGGCGAACTTCCGCCGGATGGCGTCGAGGGATGGGAAGGGGATGCAGTAGGAGGCGTAGCCCCCTGCCTGCCGGTTCATCAGTCCCCATCCCCCTTCGGGCAGCGGGCGCGCTACCGTATCGCAGAACAGGCGCGTAGTGCCCGAAGGCAGGCTATTGACCCGCTGGCGGACCCATCCGGCGCCTCGCTCATCGATGCCCTCCCCCGGCCTGACCGCATCCCGGGCCTCCCGCTCGTTCTTCGCCGCGAAGCGGTTCTCTGCTGCTGCACTCATGCCGTCCTCCGAGTCGTCAGCGCCTGCTCCAGGTCCCGGACCGCACCGGCCACGCCGCCGGGCCCGTACTGGATGCCCATGGTGTAGATCTCCTCCCCGTCAGCGTCCCGGGCCAGCTCGATCCGGCCGGCCTTCGCCGCCGCCTTGTCGATGGCCAGGAAGCCCTGAGTCCCGAGGTCCACCCGGTAGGTGTCCCCCCCCCAGGCCGTCACCTCCGCCCGGTGACCCTGCACCTCGATCACCCGGCACGGCAGCGCCGGCCCCGGCGTCCCCTGCGTCCCACCCATCCCGCTGTCCCGGTACACGTGACCCGGAGGCACCAGCCCCAGCCCGCCGCACTCGAAGCACTCGCCGCTCGCGACGTGCTTGAACTGCGGGAGGTACCCCGTCCCGCCGCAGCGGGTGCAGCGCTCGGTCGGGTCCGCGAGGTCGTTGGTCGTCGGCATCTACTTGGCCTCCAGCCGCACCGCCCACCCCCCGTGGCTGTCGCCCACCAGGGTGAGACCGGTGCCGTCGTCGTACACGGCGACCTCGTCCGTGGCCCACGCCTCGACGAGCAGCTCGCCGAAGAGAAACTCGAGGCCGTTGATCCCGCCGTCCTCGATGCCCACGGCGAACCCCTCACCTTCGGCGTTGAGGCGGTCCCATGCACTCGAGGCCATGTTCTGGCACGCCTGCGTGGTGGGGGCGGTGCGGATCATGGTGGCGGTAGGCATCGTGTCCCCCGTGCTGTTGTGTTCCCTGACCATGCGTACATAGTAGCAACGAACCCGGGGGTCGTCAAGGGAAAAGCGCACGAGGGGCGAGAAAAGATCAAGGTGAGCGGTTCGTGCCACGGTGGGACATCTCTCGCGCACGCGTAGGGCCCACTGCGCTCTCCAGGTCTCGTCGCGCATGCGCGCCCGAGGCTCCCCCGCCACGACTCCTCGCTGTCAAGGATGTCATCCGCAGTACGGCTCGCGTGGTGGTCGCGGTGGGGAGCGGGGTCATCGTAGCATGCTTCGCTGGGGCTACTCGGATCCGCTCTTCTTTCTCTTGACGCGGCCCAGCGTCTCGTCCACAATGGTTGCTGCCAAGGGAGAACGGTCCGAGCAGGACCAAGACGGGAGGATCGATGGGAGAGCAGAGGAGACCGAGCACGGTCCGGGTGCGCCTGGGGCGCGGCTCTGGCTTCGTGGCGCAGGTCCCGGGTCGGGAGACGGTGCGTTCCCCGCACCTGTTCACGGCGCTGGTCCGTGCGCTGGGGTGGCACGGGACGAGTTCGGAGGAGTTGGAGGCGAGGATTCGGTCGGGGGAGTTGGTGGTGCAGGGGGTGGGGAGATGACCCCCGCCGGCCGAGCCGAGTGGCGTCGCCGGGCGATCCGCTCCTACCTCGACGGGTCCAGTCTGGCGATCCCGGCGTTCCTCCTGCCGCGGGAGGACGACCAGTTCGCCGCTGTCCTGGCGTGTCTGGTGGGGGTTCCGGCGACCGACGTCCCGGCCTATCAGCGGGCGCTGTCCGTGGCGCTGTCGTGCGTGATGGCCCTGACGGCCGGCATGCGGTCGGGCCCGCACTACCAGGCGCTGATGGGGGAGGTGGCCGTGCGCCTGGGTGACGACTTCGCTTGGTCGCTGCACTACTGGCGCCGCGAGGCGCCGCTGGAGGGAGCGTGAGCTGGCCCACCGACGCTCCGGCGCCGACCGACCGGGAGCGGGACCGGATCGAGTACGTGGAGAGGCGGCAAGACCGCAGAGCCCGGAGGTTGGAATGCCCTACCACCTGACCCTGCCCGTGGACGAGACCCGGGCGAAGTTGGAGGAGCTGGACGGCCGGCTGACGGGGATCCTGCCGGCGCGGGGTCCTGACATGGCCAGCGACGACGTGTACCTGCACCGAGCCGCGGACGCATTCGACGAGGCGCTCAAGTGCTGCGTCGGTTCGGTGGCACCGCGATTGGCCGCGGCCATCGACTCGCTGGAATACGTTACCTGCGGGCACAAGGGAGTCGTCGACGAGCTGCTCGCCGGCCTGCGGGCGCTGGTGACGGAGGAGGCGGAGGAGGACGGGGTGCTCCCCTTCCGGAGTTGGACGATCCTCGAGGACGGTGTCGTGTTGGAGGACGGCCCGGCGGGTGTCCCCGGCGACCAACGGGTGTCCGGCGGGGCGCCCCGTCCAGCGGTGGTCGAGACCGCCGCCCCCCCCGCCTTCACCGCCACCGTCCAGGCGGCTCTCGCCCACCTGGCGGAGGTGAAGTCGTGCCCGGCGGAGGTGGGGGTCCACATCGGGCGGGCGGAGCGGTGCCTGCGGGCGCTGGTGCCGGACGGGGGGGACCGTGGCTGACCCCCTCTCCCCCGACGCCGCCAAGGCCCTCCGCTACTTCCGCGACCGCCACCACAACAAGGGGGTGCCGGTGGACTGCGTGGCGCGGGCCTGCGACTGGTACCGCAGCAACGAGCTCGACCCGACGGCGTTCTCGCAGTCGAAGCTGCGCCTCAACACCCGACGCGCCCAGGTGGCGCTCGACGAGCTTGCAACCCGCGGCCTGATCTCGGGCCGCCCAGCGGCGAGGGGCTACCTCTGGTCCCTGGCCTGATACGAGGAGATCCCGGACATGAGCGACGACCCGACGACCGAGACCACCGAGAAGGCCCCCAAGCCGAAGCGCAAGCCGAAGCCGCGGCCGTACAAGAGCATCGGCTACTGGCTGGACAGCATCGCCCCGGAGGGGAGGCTGGCCTACCTGAAGGCTCCCTTGCTGGACGCGGCTGGCTACGTCTCCGGCCTGCGGTACCCCGTCCCCGCCGGGGGCATCCCCGCCAACCTGGCGGAGCACACGGAGGTGGTGGAGTTGCTCGCCCAGGTCCCGGTGACCCACCGTCGCGGCGCGGCCGAGATCCTCGCCCGGTCCGTGGACGCGGTGTCCGAGGGGGGCAGCAACTCCCGGCTCTACTTCAAGGCCTGCCGCGAGGTGGAGCGGGTGCTGGGCCCCGAGGTCCGCGACCTGGTCCTCGAGGCCGAGCCGGCGCCGGTGGAGGAGGCGTCCACCGGGTGGGGGACGTCGTCGCCCGACGACGAGTCCGACGACCTGCCGCTGTAGGTGCGAGCCGACATTCGGCGCAGCACGTCGTTCCCGGCGCAGGAGCAGGCGGTCATGCGGGTGGTGCTGGCCGAGCTGGGCCGCGATGAGGATGCGGCCCGCGACGCTCTGCGCACCCCCGCCGGCCGCCAGCTCGTCGAGCGCTTCTTCCGGCTGCGGGAGCGCATCCGGGCGGACCTGGTAGCGGCCGAGGAGCGGCGCAAGCCGGAGGAGGGGAGACCGTGGGGATGAGCGATTCGAACGGGCGCCGTCCGGGCGTGATCCTGACGAGGAGTCTCGGGGACTGTCGGCCGGGGGACACTCTTGTCGTTCGGTCGGCACCCCGCGTGCAGCCGCCGGGGACGTCGCTGCTCTTCTACGCTGCCCCCAGTCGCGACCTGCTGGCGTGGGCGAGGGAGGAAGGCGACAGCGAGGAGACGTGGGCGCAGTACCGGGAGGACTATCTCGACGAGCAGCGGGGGGAGTACTCCCGTCGCCCCGACCGCTACGCCGCCCTGGTAGGCCGGGCACGGGACGAGGGGCTGGCCCTGGTCTGCTACTGCCCGACGGAGGAGTGGCCGCCGGACACGCACTGCCACCGGATCATCCTCGCCGACGAGGTGCTGGTCCCGGTGGCGGAGAGCATGAACATCCAGTTACGAGTGGAGCACCTGTGAGATGCGAGATCCCGACCTGGCCAGACGACGCCACCATCGGCGACACGCTGCGCCACCCCGTCTTCGGGGCGGCCAAGGACGGCGCACCGGGTGCGGAGTCTGCCTTCGCTGCGGGGCTGGCTGCGGGGAGTGCAGCCCGTGGGTGACGCCAGCGCCCGCCCCCGGTGGTTCACCGCCGAGGCCGACACGTGGCGGGAGGACGAGCCGCGAGTGGCCCTGCACCGCCGAGGCGACGGTCGGGACATCGAGCAGGACCCGTTCGCAGACCAGGGCTGTACGTACCTGCTTTCCCTGGACGACGCCAGGGCACTCCGGGACGAGATCACCGCGGCGCTGGTCGAGCTGACGGAGGAGGAGAGCCGTGCCGAGTGATCACGTCCAAGTGCCCATTCACTGGTGGGCAGGCCGTCTCTTCCACGCCAGCATGGCCCGCTCGCTGGTGACGAGGGCGGCGCTGGCGGGACTCGGCTACACGCAGAAGCGGCTCGGCGGTCTGCTCGTCGTCGAGTACGTCGACACGGTGTCTGGACCCAGGGACAAGGTCGCGGCGTTCCTTCGTTCCGCGGAGCCCATGTTCGGGCACAAGGAGGACCCCCATGCCGAGTGACCTCCCGCCCCTGCGGGCGTTGAGTCTCTGGAGGCCGTGGCCCTGGGCCTTCTTCGAGCCGGTGCCCCCGCGCGCCAGGAAGACCATCGAGAACCGCAGCAAGCCCCCGCCGCGGGCGCTGCTGGGGCACGACCTGGGGATCCACGCGGCGAAGCGGTGGGACAACGGTGGGGATACGGACATCACCTTCGCTCTCATGGATCTGGGAGCCCCCGAAGCGAATGCGCATAGGCCGGACAGCGAAAGCTTCGAGCCGGGCATCTGGGGACTCGTCCGCGTCGTCGGCTGGATCGAGGTGGACGCCGACCTCCAACTCCTCCGCTCGGAGACCATCGACGAGGTGGGCCCGGAGGTGATCGCCCGCGCCCTGCGCTCCCCGTGGCTGTCCGGCCCGTTCGGCTGGCTGGTGGATCGCCCGCGCAAGCTGACGGAGCCGGTGGAGATCGGCGGCCGCCAGACGCTGGGGTGGGTGGTGCCCCCGGCGGTGGCGGCGGAGGTGTACCGGAGGCTGCCTGGCGCCGAGGAGGGCGAGCGATGAACGACGCCCGTCTGCGGGAGGAGCGCAACGACGCCCTGGACCGCGCCGAGAAGGCAGAGGCCGCCCTCGCCCGTCTGCGGAAGGAGTACGCCGAGCTACGGGTTCGACACCGCGAGGTGGATCACAAGGCAGCGCTGGCCATGGGGCGGTTGGGAGTTCCGTTGGACGCCCCCGGCTTCTTCTGTGCCTGCGGCGTCTGGACGACCGTCGACTACGATGACCGCGGCATCTGCGAGATGTGCGGTCTGCACGCCGACGAACTCGCCCGTCTGCGAGAGAAGCGCCTCGCCCTGGTGGAGGCGGTGGCGTGGGTGACGGACAATGCCGACCCGCCCGTTGCCCCGTGCAAGGACTGTGATGCCTGCGGGTGCTCCTCGTGCCGCGGTGCGACGCCTCATCCCTACGGCCCTCGCCCGTCTCGCTGGGAGGGAGGGGTGAGGCGCGAAGACGACCCGCTCGCCGTGGCCCCGGACAACGTCTGGGGGTACCGGCAGAACCAACCGAAGCTCGTCGCCCGGGACCTTGCCCGGCTCGCCGACGTGCCGCACGCGGTCACCCACGCCGTACTCGTTGCCCGAGGCGTCTACAAGTGGCTGGCGGTGCGACGGGACTTGATCCGGCTCAAGGACAAGTGGAAGGCCCAGGTGCGGCTCGCCCACTATGCCGTGACGGCCTGTCGGCGCGGGGCACGGAAGGTCGACGGGCGCCCTCGGGAGTGGTGGCGTGGCTACCTCGCTGCGAAGACGGAGGATCGGGCGGACGTGCGGGCGCTCTGCCACTCGGAGCGGTGGAGAGCGCCGGACAACGACGACGAGGCGCAGGCGTTCCTGGCCCGGGGGACCCCATGACCGAGTGGGACTGGCTACTGGCCGCCACCTTCGCAGCGGTGGTGGCGATTGCCGCCTGGTGCGTCCTGGACCAGCGGAGGGAAGACAAGTGAGGCGAGGAATCCAGATGGTCGCTTGCTACGCGCTGTTCCCCCTCGCTGTGGGGTGTCTGCTGGGGCTGCTGTTCGGCTGCCAGGTCGACGACCCCCGCCCGCCAGACACCCCCCAGGAGTGGATCCGCATCTTCGAGCACCCCCTCCTCGACTGGACCATCGTGATCTCCGACCGGGAGGCGCCGACCACCGACTGCACGGTCACGGTCCACGTGGACGACCGCTACGCCGTCTTGCACCCCTGCCCCGACTGGGACCAGACTCGCTACTCGCTGCACGAAGTCCTGCACGTGGTGTTCGCCGCCGTGTGCGCGGACAAGGAAGCCGGCAGCGACGCCCGAGAGGAACAGGCGGTAGACGCCGTCGTCGGGGCGGTCCTCGACGGGCCGTGGTAAGCTTTTGACGCCGCCCCTCCCGGGAGTACCCGCCCGCTGGGCCTCCGGTGCTGCAAGCACCCCGGGAGGTGGCGGCGAACCTCCGTCCCTGCTAGACTTCGCGGTGCTTGCAGTTGAGACGGAGGACAGCATGGCGACTCGCTACGACTACTACTGTGAGGGGTGCCAGTGGGGGACGCGTCGCGTGTCGCTAGAGATCAACAGGGAGCGCAGGGAACGCCGAAAGCGGACCGCGGACCTGGAGGCTGACTCGAGGGCGCGGCTCGAGCACCTCACCGACGTGGTGCAGCGTCTCGTCCTGGAGGGGCCGTGACCCCTCCCACCTGCCGAGCCATCCGCGCAGCGGCCCGGACGGAGTTCTGTCCTGCCGACTGCGAGCTGCGAGGGAAGCCCCCGGCCTCGTGCCGGTGCGTCCGTCTGCAGGCGGTGGCGGACCGGGTCCGTGCGCAGCGGGAGACGGCTGACGCCCCCATGCGGCCGACGTCGGGCCAGGGGCGGGTGCGGTACATCCAAGAGCCCGAGTGGGCGTTCGGTCGCCAAGGGAGGAGACGGTGAAGCGCTGGCACACGAAGATCGACGAGCACACCTGCGACCCCTGCCGGTCCATGGACGGGGTGCTGGTCCCGGAGGGGACGTTCCCGCCGCTGGCGGAGTGCGAGTCGGAGGCGCCGTGTCGGTGCGGGGTGGAGCAGGCGTTCGCCGAGGCTCCCTTCGCTGGCACGCACGCCTTCCAGCTCGGGTGGGGGGATCGGCTGCGGCTGCTCCTCGGCCGGCCGCTGGTAGTGTCGACGGAGCTCGTGGTGGCCTACTTCGACGGCGACCGCTCCATCGACGTCGGTCCGGCCCGGTGGCTGGCGGGCGCGGTGCCGTTCGGCCGGCCGGCGTGGACGCGGTGGGGGTGGTGGCGGGGTCTCCTCCCCTCCCGCAGCGCGGAGGCCGAGCGTGCCCCCTGATCTCCCTCCCCTCTTCACCTGCGAGGTCCACTCCTGCCGGATGACGCGCCAGGCGTGCCTGCGTCGGCAGCAGCCGCAGAAGCTCGGTCGGGGCACCCGCGAGACGAAGCGAGTCCCGTGCCCGGAGGACTGCGAGGAGGGGTCGGAGACGAGTCGCCTGGCGGAGGTCGGCGAGCTCCCCGACGCGGACTTCTCCGAGCTGCTGGACAACGACTGCGACGGGGAGGACAACGGCGGGGGGGAGGGTGGCGTGCCGCCCGTCGCCCCGGAGTCCCCCGAAGCCTCGCCCAGTGCGGGTGAGGTGGCGAACCTGCTGGAGACGGAGCCCGCGGGTGAAGATCCCCCCGAGGCTACGCATGATGCGCCGGAAGTCCGCACGGAGCCTGCGTCCGACAACGACTGCGACGGGGGTGATGACGGTCGTCGCTGCTCCGAGTGCAACAAGCCGTTCCGGTTCCGGTCTCGTGACCGTCGCCGGCGCACCTGCAGCACCGAGTGCAGCGGCGTCCGGCGGGACCGGAAGAGGAACGAGAAGCGCCGCGCCGTCGCCCGTGCGTCCAGGGAGGCCAATCCTCCTCCCACTCACTGCTCCGAGTGCCCGAACGAGCTGCCGCAGCAGACAGGGGGCAGGCAGCGCCTGACCTGCAGCAAGAAGTGCTACCGCCGGCGGAAGGCGCGCCTGGCCCGGGAAGCGAGGGGGAAGCCCCCTCTTGCGCCCCGTCCCCCTCCCGACGCCCCTCTCCCCATCTGCGCGGTCCAGTACCCCCACAAGCGGTGCACCAACTCGGTGGGTGTCCTCTCTGGCGGCAAGCGGCTGAAATACTGCGACGAGTGCAACGCTGACGGCTCGGCCAACCGCTACCGGGCGTGGGACTACCGGAGGCGCAAGCCGGACCCGAGGGGGCAACGGTACGACAAGCGGGGGCGGCCGCCGAAGGGGAGCAAGCCGAAGCCGAAGGCACCCCCTCCGAAGCCGGCTCCCCCTCCCCGCATCAACTACCAGTTCAAGCTGGTCGAGCTGCTCAGGAAGGCCAAGCCGGAAGACCTTGACCTCGGCGCTCTCCCCGCCTGGTTCGTCCGGGCGTGCGCTCGCTACCTGGATCCGCGATGATGGTCTCCACGATGCGCCCCTTCCTCTTGCGGCTCCGCTCCTGGTGGCTGCGGCTCAAGCTCGACCTGCTGGAATGGCAGATCCGGGGGGTCGACCCCGGTGATCCCGGGAGGGGGAGCCTGGTGGCGGACAGCATCCGGGTGCGCCGGGAGCTCGCCCGCCTCGGGCGGGAGGGGAGGCGCCGTGGAGGAGCGTAGGTCTCCGAACCCTCTCCCTGACGAGGAGGAGCTGCGGCTCAAGCTGCTCGACAGGATGCCGCCGGAGGAGGCGAAGCTGCTGACGCTGCGGATGCGCCGCGCCGGGTACAAGCTGCAGGAGATCGCCGACGCGACGGGGCGCAAGAAGTCGCAGGTCGGGTACTGGTGCCGCAAGGCGGGGCTGTCCCGTGGCAAGCCGGCGCCGGTCCAGCGGGGGGAGAGCCCGACGATGGTGCGCAAGCGGCTCTACCAGAGCCTGCGCACGCTCAGCCTCGACGGCGTCCCCCCCACGCAGGAGGAGATCGGCAAGGAGACGCTGCGCACGATGGCGCGGGCGCTCGCCGAGTTCAACCGGCTGCTACTGGCGGGGGCGGTGAGTGCGAAGGACCTGATCAAGTACCTGGAGACGGCCCCGAAGGCCGCGGCCCTCATGTTGGGGGAGCCGACCGACATTGTGGACCAGCGGGTCCGGGACGAGAGCGGCGGGTCCGACGCGACGGACATCATCATGGAGGGGCTGGCGGCGCAGGGGTGGGAGGTCTCGCTCCGTCAGAAGGGGGCGCCGGAGGTGGAGGCGGAGATCGTGGAGGAGGAGGAGCCGAGGGCGCTCCCCCCTCACGACGAGGACTAGGCCGCGGCCAGGTAGTAGACCCGGGCGGGGCGCCCGGAGTCGGCGTCCATCTGGTCGCACTCGAGCCGGTAGCAGGCGTCCCGGAGCCAGAGCTGGAGCTCGGCCCCGCGGTCGGGGTCCTGCTCCAGCCCGGGGCCGACCCAGTCGTGGGCGTGGAGGAGGAGGGGGCGGGCCCCGTCGAGGTCGCCGCGGTCGAGCGCGGCGTTGCCGTCGTCGAGCAGGGCGGACAGGCGGTCGATGGGGGTCGGCATGGCGTTCTCCTTCAGGCGTTGAGGTGGTTCCAGGCGTCGATCACGTCCACCTGCTCGTGTCCCTGGCGCTCCAGGTCGTCGGCCCGCCGGTTGGCGGTGTCGAGCGTCCGGTGCCAGGTGGCGTTGCCGTCGCCGTCGCAGCAGTAGAAGCCGGAGCGGCGGCGGGGGAGCGAGTGGAGGCGGTAGAGCTTCACGGCTACACCAGCCCCGAGCGGGCGAGCCAGCGGGCCCAGCGGGCGTCCCGCTCGGCCTGCTCGGCCTTGACCTTGAGCTGGGCGATCTGCCCGTCGGTGAGCAGGGCGCCGCGGGCGTTGTCGAAGCGCGCCCAGGCGTCCCTGGCGCGCTTCTCGGCTCCGGCGTAGTGGCCGAGGCGGGGGTCGGTGTCGTGGTGGGGCTGCATCAGTCGTTACTCCTGGCGGCAGCGCTCCAGCGATCCCTGCGGCGGATGTCGTCTCGGATCGCCCATTCGGCGGAGGGCCAGCGTCCGAGGTGTCGGATGGGGTCGGATCGCCCCTCTTGCTTGGCGATCTGGCTCTCGGCCTTGGCGGTGCCGATGAGCCACGCAGCCCACTCGTGGACGGTCGCCCGGAGGGCTTCGTCGAAGGGCTGGCCGGCCTGCAGCCGGGCCATGTTGAGGTCGTCGACCTCGCAGGCGACGGCGGTGAGAGCCCGCAGGGCCATGTCGAGCTGGTGGAGGGTGATCATCAGCCGTTGCTCCTGTCGAACGTCGTGCACATCTCGTCGAAGTGGGGTGCCCGGCGGCTTCCGTCGGCGTCCGCTTCATCGCTCCAGGCGACCCAGTCGTGGGCGTGGTGGAGGAGGGGCCGGGCCCCGTCGAGGTCGCCGCGGTCGAGCGCGGCGTTGCCGTCGTCGAGCAGGGCGGTCAGGCGGTCGATGGGGGTGGGCATGGTCTCCTCCAGTCTCGGGTTCCTCTACCACCCAGACCCCGTGCCGGGGCTACGGGGTGAGGGGGTGTCAGCGCCAGAAGGCGCCGGCGTCTAGTGGTCCCCGGCGGGGCCGGCCCGGTAGCCGTCCGCCGTGATGTGCAGCAGCCCCGCCTCGTCGACCGGCGTGACCGTCGGCTCGGTCGCGGTGAGGTACCGCACCGACTCCAGCACGTCGTCGAAGGTGACGCCGAAGTGGCGCGCCGCGGCGTCGAACGCCGACTGCGTCCCGAAGATGGAGATCCGGTCCCGCCAGTTCGTGCCCCGGACCTCGCAGGTGGGGTCGACGACGTTGAAGGCGGCCATCATACGGTCGTGGTGGGTGTCGTCCATGTTCCGTGCTCCGTTGTGGCGTCCCCTAACCATGCCCATATAGTAGCAGCACCCCCGGGGGAGGTCAACCCCAAAACGCACGTTGTGCGAAAAAAGATCCCCACCTTGCTCGTCCGCCAACTCCCCGGGTATAGTCCATCTATGGCCAAGACCTACAACCTACGTGTCCCCCTCGACGATGATCAGGCCGAGTGGCTGAAGGCGGAGGCTGCCCGGCGGCGGGTCTCCATGGCCGCGGTGGTGCGGGAGCAGCTCCTGCGGATGATGGAGGGGAAGCCGGAGCCGCGGGGGCAGCGGGAGGCCACTGCGTGAGCCGCCCTCCTTCCCTCGCCACCCTCTGCGCCCGCTTTCGCAAGCGGGCCGACCGCTACGCGCCTGGCGCTGTCGTGCTCCTCAATGACTCGCTGGCGCAGTCCGTGGCGGCGCTGTGGCAGGCGACGCCGTCGGAGTGGACGAGGCCCTCCACCAAGCCCCCCCGCGACCCGTACGAGTGGGCGTGGACCGGCGTGGACCTGACCGCCGTGGCGGAGGACATCGCGGGCGCCAGCGGGATCCCGCTGCCCACGGTGGCGGTGAAGCTCCTGTTGTTGATCAGGACCAGGATGGTCTACCCGGACGGGACGGTGGCGGACGCGTGTCGGGACATCTTGGACGCTCGGCGCTTGGCGCACACATCCTCGGCGCTCCAGTCCTTGGAGAAGGGCCGCAAGGCCGTGGACAGGTGAGGCTACCTGTTCTCTCGGATGGCCTGTTCCTTGGTCAGGCCGAACAACTCGACGCCGGGCGCGATTTCCCCTACGGCCGTTCGGGCGGTGGCCGCGGGGACGGTGCGGATCGTCCGCTTGCGACGTCGTCCGCTGTGGGTGAAGGGGAAGGAGGCTTGCTTGGTGGAGGGCATCGGTCCAGCCTACAGGGAGCGGGGGCAGTACGGACAGCCGTCGGGGCAGTCGCTACCGCTGTGGGCGTTGCCCTTTTTTGGGGTCTCCAGCCCGGCGTGCTCGACTACGGCCCGGTAGAGGTCCTCGCCGTAGCAGCCCTGGTAGTGCCGGAGCCACGCCTGCGCCTTGTCGGGCGTGATGCCGCGGACCTTGGCCGTCGCCAGCGTCCAGCGGGTGGCGCTCTCGGCGGGGACGTACCACTTCTCGGCGTTGCCGTAGTACTCGTAGTAGGCGGTCGTGCCGTCAGCGAGGCGGTACTCGTCGAGCGTGGCCCAGCCGAGCCGGCCGTCGGGGCCGAAGTTGCTGGCGAGCCGGTCCACCTTCTCGACCTCGTCTCCGGCGTCGTCGGGGGTGGTGGTCGTCTCGGTCAGCCCGGCGGTGCGCTCGTCCTTGATCGCCCGGTAGGCGATGGCGGTGAGGTCTCGGCCGAGCAGCGTCACGGCGGCCTCGGCCCTCTGCACTTCCTGGGCCTTGGGCGCCGCCAGCCTCCGCTCCTCCTGACGGCCCTTGCAGGCGTCCTGGTCCAGGCAGGACACGTGCCAGCGCCCCCCGTCGTGGCTCGCGTCCTCGCACTCGAAGTGGTTGGAGCTGGAGCCGAGGCACTTCCACGTCTCGCCCTCGCCGGGCTGGCAGAGGTGACCGCACTCGTAGCAGCACTCGGCGCGGCGGTTGGCCCGCACGGTCGGGGCGTGGTCGTGGGTGCAGGTTTCGATAGCGGGACACTCGGTGTGTCGGACGGCCCAGCGGCCGTTGCTGCGGTAGCACTCGCCTTCGTTGGCGGCCACGTAGCCGCCGCACTCGCTGCAGGTTCCTGGGTAGCGGTTGTTCATCGTATTGCCTCGCGTTGTCGCGTCCTTGACTATGCCCATAGTGTAACAACCCACGCTGGCCTGGTCAAGGGAAAAGCGCACATCGGGCGAAAAAAGATCATGCCTGCGAGCCCCCGCTAGGTGCCCTCCCCCCCCGACGTCCAGGCCGACCTGCGGGCAGCGGTCGACGCCCTCCCGGAGGAGGACAAGCAGCGGCTGGCGGCGGCCTTCCGGGAGGACGCCGAGCGGCGTCGACAGGAGCAGGCGCAGCACGAGGAGCGGGAGAGGGAAGCGCGCAAGGCCCGGGGACGCCGGGATCCCGCGTGGTTCCTGCGGTGGTACCTGCCCAAGGCCTTCCGGCTGAAGTTCGGCCGCTTCCAGCTCGACCTGATCGACGACTTCAAGGAGCTGATCGAGGCGTCGCTGGCGAAGGAGGAGCGCGTCGGCCCTGCACTTCGGCTCGTCGAGGAGGACTGGCGGGAGGTCGATACGGAGCCCGACGACGGGGAGGACTACACCGAGGAGGAGCTGGAGGCGCTCCTTGAGCAGGCAGCCGGGGAGGTGCCGCACTGCGAGGTCGCCGTGTGCCCACGCTTGCACGGCAAGACTTCGTTGCTGGAGGGGCTCGTCCTGTGGTGCGTGGCGTATGGGCTGCGCAACTTCATCCTGTTCTGTTCGTCGATCCAGGAGCAGAGCATGGACCGCCTCAGCGTGGTCATGGGCCACATCGAGAGCAACGACCGTCTGCACGCTGACTTCCCCGAACTGCGCCCGGGCAAGATCAAGTGGACGAACAAGGACGGTGTCACGTCCACGGGGATCCGCCTCAAGGCGTACGGGATCCTCAACCGGATTCGGGGGGTCAAGCACGGGGAGCTGCGCCCCGACCTCGCCCTCGGTGATGATATCGAGGACACGGTCAACGTCGAGACGGAGCTCCAGCGGCGCAAGGGGCGCACGTGGCTGACCCGGGTCCTCATGCCGGCGCTCGACAACCTGCGGGGCGTCCTGTTCATCGCCGGGACCATCCTCCACTACGACGCCCTCCTGGCCCGTCTGGTGGACGAGGACGAGCACTTCCCGGGGTGGCGCAAGCGGCGCTACAAGGCACTCAACAAGGACGCCAACGGGAAGTTGTGGGCTCTCTGGCCCTCTCGGTGGCCGGTGCCCGCGCTGCTGGCACAGCGGTCGGCCAAGACGGGGGTGGGTGCAATCGCCTTCGCCTGCGAGTACCAAAATGACCCGATCAGCGACGAGACGACCCTCTTCCAGATGACATGGCTCCGCGGTGGCCGCGACCGCGGCCGCGCCTTCGCCGAGAGCTACGAGGCGGCGAAGGCGACGCTGGGCGGGGTACCTCCCCTCGTCATGGTCCCGGGGTGCGACTTCGGGTGGGTCCACGACAAGAAGAGCGCGGAGGAGCGGGACTCCAACTACACGGTGTGCATCACCGTCGCCGTCCACCCCGAGACCCGCCACCGCCACATCCTGCGCATCTACCGGGACCGCGGGCGCACGTCACAGCAGTACATCGACGCCATCGCCGACGAGGTGCGGGTCACCTACCCGGACCCGGTGGAGTGTCCGCGCCACCGCCTGGCGGTGGAGACCGTGGGGCTGCAGCGGCAGCTCTACGAGCTCGGTTTCCAGGAGCAGACCGACCTCAGCGTGGTCGGGATCAACACGGGCACCGAGAAGGCCGACCCCTACGAGGGGATCCCGATCTTGTCGGCGCTGTTCGAGGGCGGCCAGTACCACACGCCGTGGCCGGTCGGTGACGACCCGGAGTCGGTCCGGCAGCGGGAGCTGGTGCAGACGCTGGAGAACGAGCTGTGGGGGCTCGGCTCCGAGGCGCACGACGACATGGTCCTGGCCCTCTGGTTCACAGAGGTGGTGATTCGCCGTATGCTGAGGGTCTACGACGCCGCCCTCCGACAGGCGGCCCAGCGGGAGGAGCAGCCCAGTGGCAGACCGCAGCAGCCGCCGACACCCGCCCCAGCTCGAGAGCCGCAAGGCCCAACAGGGCAGCGGGTCATCCCCACCAGGCCCATCGGGGTCCGTCGTGTCGGGTAGCCAGGTGACGGTCAAGGGGTTCACCTTCGGTGGGGACGGCGCCCCGCGTTCTCCGGGCCGCGGGGACAAGATCCTCGTCCCGTTCTCGCAGATGCAGCCGCAGGACCCGCTGTTCTCGCGGCTCATGGCCGAGGGGGACCGCGGCGAGCGGCTGTACGAGCTCCCCATCCCGCCGCCGGTCGACCTGGACGACCTGGCAACGGCACACTCGGCGTCGTGCATCCTGCCGCAGCTCGGGGACGCCATGTCGTCCGCGGTGGAGGAGCAGGGGCACGAGTTCGTCCCGGTGCGCAAGTTCAAGGCGGATGAGGAGGACGAGGACGGGACGTCGCCGCAGCTCAAGGCGGAGATGGCTGTCGAGCGGCGCAACCTGCGCCGCTTCTTCCGTCACGCCAGCCGCCCGGTGTCGTGGAACGCGACGACGGCGCAGACCCGGACGGACCTCGAGCCCATGGGGTGGCGGGCTCTCCAGGTGCTCCGGCTTCCCCCGGAGGGGTGGGAGAAAGCCGGCGACGACTGGCAGCAGCAGGCCGAAGGGACGCGCAACGAGGACGGGACGATCAAGGCGCCGGGCTGGGGTGCGGAGCGGGATCCCCTCGGGCCCATCGTGGGCGTCCAGCACATCGAGGGCAACACCCTGCGCTACTGCGAGTCGTCGGATCCGCTGTACGTGACGGACTGGCTGTACGAGGAGGACGAGGACCCGGAGCACACGGAGGAGGACGACCCCGGGACGCCGAGCTACGTCCCGATGCCAGCGTGGCGGCGCTTCCGGCTGATCGCCCATGCCAGGACCTCAAGCTTCGCGTCGAACATCGGGCGTGAGTACGCCGAGACCACGATCCCAAACATCGGGGAGGGGGTGCGGTACTTCCGGCAGTTCGGCGACCCGAGGATCATCGACTGCCGGGACGGGAAGGTCATCGGCAACTACCTGACCGGCGACTTCCCCGACCCGACGGCGAGGGACCACAAGGGGGACCTACTCTACCCTCCCGAGTGCTGGGCGAACGAGCTGATCGTCGACCGGTACTACCATCCCCTGTGGGAGCCGTACGGCCGGCCGTGGTGGTTCGGCGTCCAGGAGACGGATCAGGCGCTGACGAGCGCGGCGTCGGCGAACCGGCACGGGATCGAGGACCCGACGATCCCCAGGGTGTTCCTCACGTCGGAGGGGACGAACACCTCGGTGGGGGACTTCGACCGGGCGCTGGAGACGGCGGAGAAGAACCGGGGGCAGGATCCGTCCGCGCATTTCCGCATGATGCTGGTGGAGACGCAGCCCCACCCGTCCGGCGACCCCATGGTGGACGGGGGCAAGCAGGCGAAGCCGGCCTTGAACGTCCACCAGATTCAGGTGCTCCCCGATGACGGCCTCTTCGTCGACTTCGACGAGCAGGGGCGCAAGAAGCTCCGGAGCGCCCGGCGCCTCTCCAGCCAGTCGGTGGGGCTGTCGGAGGACGACAGCTTCGCTTCGGCCCAGGCCGCCCTCGTCATGGAGGACAAGTCGGTGGTCGGTCCCGAGCGGGATCGGTGGGACGCGCTGATCAACGTCACCCTGGTGGCGTCCCTGCGGATCAAGTGGTGGCGCTACCAGACGAAGGCCCGCAAGCTCGTCAGCCCGGAGGACCGGAGCAAGGCGGTGGACGCCGCGGAGCGGGGCGGGGCGATGACGCCGAACCTCCACCGGGAGCGCCTGGGGGAGACCATCGGGGAGGAGATCGACCCCATCGCCGAGAGCTGGGGGGACGCGCCGTTCGCCGTGACCCTGGAGGAGACGAAGGCGCTCGGGCAGTTCGGGCTGGCGCCGGAGGTGGAGGAAGACGTCGAGGAGACGCCCGGGGGCGAGGAGGGTGCTGGCGCCGAGAAGGCGGCCGCTCCGGACGATGACGACCTGGTCGTGGCGCTCAAGGGGCTGCGGCGGTACCTGGAGGCCCGGGAGGCGTGACCGCCGTCCACCCCGCCCTCCCCGAGGTCGACGCCTGCCTCGCCGCCCTTGGCCACGGGCGCCCGATCCGCGATGCCCTCAAGATCACCGACGAGCAGCTCGCAGCGATCCAGGAGCGGCTCGGGGTGGCGCTGGACCTCGAGGGCGAGCTCACCGTCGGCATCATGGCCGAGTGGACCCCACGAGCCCGGGAGGCGCTGGCAGGTCTCGACGACGTGCTGGAGGCGGCGGGAGGGGACGTCGACGCGGTGGTCGCCGCCCTCGGTGAGGAGTTCAAGGGCATCGGGAAGGTGCTGGAGCCCCTGGTCTCCGACAAGGTCGGCGTCGCCTACGACACCGAGCGGGTGGCGGTCATGCGGTCGGGGGCCATCTCGGAGGCGGCCAGCTTCGACGTGGTGGACGTGGCGGCCAAGGAGTGGCTGGACAAGGACACCGTCTACTGGGTCGATAACGCCTACGACCGGGTGATTGGCAAGCGGGTGGCGACGGTCGTGAGCGACGTCGCCGTCGAGCAGGGGCTGGGGACGAGGGCCGCGGCGCAGGCGCTCCGAGAGCAGCTCCCCCCGGAGCTCCTGGGGAAGAAGCCGCGGGGGTACTTCGAGGTGGTGGCTTCGAGTGCTACCACGCGGGCCAGGACGTTCGGCGCCATCGCCAGCTTTGAGCAGGCGAACATCGCCTCGGCGCAGTACATCTCGGTCCTGGACCAGGTCACCTCCCGGATCTGCCGGGAGCTGGATGGCCGTGTCTACCGCGTCGAGGTGCTCACCGAGCTGCGGGACCGCATGCTGGAGGCCGACTCGCCTGAGGCGGCGAAGGAGATCATGCCCTGGGTGCCGGCGTCTTCGTTGCAGGGCAAGGCCACGGAGCAGCTCGAGGCGGAGGGTGCGATCATACCCCCCGCACACGGGAGATGCAGATCGAGCCTGGATATCTTCGTCTCCGAGGGGACCGTGAACCAGACCGCCGGCCCCCAGGCCGCCCCCGAGACGACCGGAGCGTGGGGCGCCTACTCGGAGCGGGAGCTGGCGAACAAGCTCAAGCCGATCACGACGAACCCGCCGGCGCTCACGGCCGCCATCGACGCGGACCTGTCGACGGCGCAGGTGGCGAAGGCGCGCCAGGCAGTGGCGACGAGATCCGCGGTGGTGGGGACGTTCCCGGACGCGAAGGTGGGGCGGCGCATGGGGTTCTGGGACGAGTCCGCAGGGGTCCGCGCCGAGTTGGACGAGGCGGGGCTGATCTGGGCGGTGGAGGAGATGGGAGCCGGGGACGTGGCGGCTCGACTCGCGGCCGACCGGGCGACCGGCGTGTCGATGGCGCTGGAGGGACTGTAGATGCCGCTCATGGGATGCCAGAAGGACGGGGCCGACGGTTGGAAGTACGGCGAGTCGGGGACCTGCTACGTCGGTCCAGACGCCAAGCAGAAGGCCATCGCCCAGGGGGTCGCCATGGGGGAGATCAAGGCCGAAGACGCCGCCAAGTTCCAGGGCACGAGCCCGGCGCCAGGGAGCAAGGTCACCGTCATGCTCCGCATCCCGGAGCCGCTGGCGGCGCAGTGGCCGGAGCACGACGAGGGCTCCCCTCCCCACTTCACCCTGCTGTTCGTCGGCGAGGTCCCCGACGACAAGCGCTCCGAGTTCCTGGTGGGGGTGGCGGCGGAGGTCCTCTCCACCGCAGCGTTCGACGTCGAGCTGGCCGAGGGCGTCTCCTGGTTCACCTCCACCGGCGAGCATGCCGGCCAGGAGGTGGCCCACAAGGCGGTGGTGGACTCGGCACCGATGGCCGAGCTACACGGCCGGCTGCGGGAGGTGGCCGAAGATCTCGACATCGACGTCGCCCACGTCGGGGAGGGCTTCAAGGCGCACGCCACCCTGGCGATCCTGGACGAGCGCGAGTACCCGGGCCCCGTGCCGGAGGGTTCGTTCCGGGCCGGGGTGGTCGAGGTGTGGGGGTACCCCGAGGACTACGTCTTCCCGCTGGCGCCCAAGGTGGTCGTGGCCAAGGCCGCGGCGCCCCCTCCGGGCTTCACCCTCTCCCTCAAGCTCAACGACGAGCGCCGGGAGGCCACCGGGGTGCTGGCCAAGGCGTTCGACGGGACGTCTGACAGCCTCGACACCGACGGCGAAGCCCTCACGGCCGAAGACGTCCTCACGCTGGCCCGCAGCTTCATGCTCCAGGAGCTGATCGCCGGCCACGACGACAACCACGACCGGCTGCCGCACAACCGCCGGCTGGTGGAGATCTTCGTCAACGACGACCGGGTGCAGTCGCCCCTCTTCCCCGCGGACGCCGCGGTGGCGACCATGCACTACCCCGAGGACGAGGACTGGGCGCTGGTCAAGTCCGGGCAGCGGGCGGGCTTCAGCTTCGACGCTGGGACGATCCCGGTGGTCCGGGAGGTGGAGATCCTGGTGCGGCCGGAGGAGGTGGTGGGGGCTTAGGGGGGTTATCGGTCCACCACAGGTAGACGAGGACCATCACGGTAAGGGGCCACACGAGGCCAGCGACGACACAGGCGTCGGGGGAGTCGCCTTCGTCCAGAGAGTGGGCGATGCTGGACACGATGCCCCACCCGAGCAGGTAGGTTTTGATGTGCACGGCAGTGCGCCACGAGGGGAATCCGTCGGTCGTGGCGAAGATGACGACGGTTGTCCCCAGGACGAGCGGGAGTGCAAAGCCTGCCAGCAGGGCGTAGGCGATGGGTTGCCACTGGAAGCCCTTACCCACCGGCTCCCCTTTCCACCGGCTCCTTCCAGGCCTTCCAGTGGTTCTTCCGGGCGGCCTTGTCCAGCTCCTCCTTGAGGGTGGTCTCGCCGGCGAGGAGCCGGAGGACCAGTCGGTCGCCGCCGCACGGGGCCGACTGCCCCAGGTTCCAGCGGCTGACGGTGCCGGGTCGCCGCCGCAGCAACCGGGAGATGTCGCCCTGCGTGAGCCCCTGCTGTTCGCACACCTTCTGTAGGAGGGGGTCCTGGAGGGGGATCTGGGGCGTGCGAGAACTCTGGATGGCGACGACCTCCTTCGGCAAGGTGGTCTCGCAGGCGACCAGGCGCAGCGCGAGACGGTCACCGGCCCGGGGCTGCTGGAGCCGTCTGCTCCACTTCGACACGGTGGCGGTGGACCGACCAAGCAACCGCGCTATGTCGGCCTGCGTGATGTTGCGCGTGCGACATGCCCGTCTGGCAAGGGGGAGATGCTTGTACGCTGGGTTACCCATGCCCTCATTCTAGCAGTGGCGTGTTGATTGCGTCAACGGTGGGTTGCTGTAAGCGCACGGGACAGATTACCGCACGCTGCCCTTCGTTGCACTACGTGTAGGGCGGGGTTGACAACCTGTCGCGACGTCGTGCACCCTTTCCCCAGTACGGGAGTCGCCCCGTGAAGACCCTCGAGTTCGATGCCGGACCAGACCAGATCCTCGAAGAGGTGGAGCAGGACGGCGAGACGCTCGTGCGCGTTCGACGCAAGGTGGCGTTCCTCACCGACCCCTCCGGCAACGCGATCAGCACCGTGACGAAGCCTGCCAGCGGCGAGACGTTCACCGCTGTGAAGGGGGAGACCCCCGCGGAGGACGCGCTCAAGGGGGCGGTGCCCAAGCACGCCCCGCCGAAGGAAGACCAGGCCACGGCGTGGGACGCGGCGGCAGCGAAGGGGCGGCTGCAGGAGTGGGCGAGCTCCGACGGTTCCGGCGACAAGGACAAGATCGGCTGGGACAAGTACGCCACCGGCTTCGGCTGGTTCGACTCGGCCGACAAGGAGAACCTGGGCGCGTACAAGCTCCCCCACCACGACGTGGTCGACGGGGAGCTCAAGACCAACTTCAGGGGCGTCGCCGCGGCCATGGCCGCCCTCAATGGCGGCCGCGGCGGCGTGGTGCTGACCGACCGGGAGGCCGTCTACGCCCACCTGGTCGACCACTACGAGCAGTTCGACGCGGAGCCCCCGGCACTCAAGGCGGAGGACGACATGGACGACGCCGAAAAGGCCGATGCTCTGGCCGAGGCGGAGAAGGGTCTGGGGGAGCGGCTCGTGGCCGCGGTCAAGCAGGCCTTCGGCATGGTGCCGGAGCTGGACCCCGAGGAGACGGACGCCCAGAAGGCGACCATCTCCCCCGTCACCATCGACGAGGGGATCGCCCGGGACAAGTTCTGGGACCTCAAGTGGGCGTTCTCCGATGCCCTCTGCACGATCATGTGGGACGACGACCTGGAGGCTGACCGGGCCACGCTGCTCGCCGCTCTCTGCGACGACTTCAAGGCTCGAGCCCTGGCGATCCTCCCTGTCGTGACCGCGCAGAAGTCGGAGGACGACGGCGAGGCCATCAAGGAGCACGCGGCCGCGTCCTACGCTCTGTCCGAGAAGGCCGGCAAGGTCATCTCGGCGGCCAACATGATGAAGCTGAAGGCGGCCACGGAGGCACTCCAGGCCGTGCTCGACAAGGCCAGCCCGCCGCCGCCCCCCGCCGAGACCGAGGAGTCGGAGGACGAGGCGGAGAAGGCCGACGTGCCCCCGCAGTTCCAGACGGACGGCGAGGGCGACGAGGACGAGGACGAGGACGAGACGAGCAAGGCAACGCCGCCCCCCGAGGGCGAGACCGAGCCGGAGCCCCCGGCCGCCAAGAAGGAGATCGACATGGACGCGGAGACCCTCAAGGCCCTGCACGAGAAGGTCGAGGCGGCCAAGGCCGCGGACGACATGGACGCCATGAAGGCGGCCCTCGACGAGATCGGCGTCGCCCTCAAGGGCGAGGAGCCGGGCGTGGAGGAGGTCGCCCAGAAGGCGGTCGCCGGCGCGGTCAAGGACGCCGTCGCCGAGGCGCTGAAGGAGGCGGGTCTCGAGGCCATCGCCACCCGCGGCACCAACACGCTCACGGTGCTCAAGGCACTGGTGGGGATGCCGGTCGACGGCGACGAGGACCCGCTCGGCGACGAGGTCGTGCGGCTGCTCAACGCGGCCCGCACCGAGGACGCCATCGCCAACGCCGGCCCGGGCACGCTCGACAGCGGCCCGGCCGCCCAGTCCCTGGGTGGCGGTCCCGCGGTCCCGACCTCGGGCACGCAGCGGGGTGGTCGCACCTCGGTGAAGGGCGAGGGCGACGGTGAGGAGTTGCCGGCCGAGGTCGACTCCATCGCGGCCCTCAAGGAGCACTTCGACGGGCAGGTCATGACCCTGCGGGAGAAGCTCGCCGAGACCCGTGGGGAGCTCAACGCGGTGAAGGGCGCGCGTCCCGCCGGGAGCGCCCCCCTCAACGGGCCGCAGACCGAGCCGGCCGCCGGTGGCTGGAGCGTCGGTTCCGGCCTCTTCGACTAGGGAACGACGGCGCCGCTGGGCGCAGGAGCAGAAGCCCCCAGACGGGGCGGGAGAGCCAGCATGAACCACGACGCCGCACGCATCCAGGAATTCGCCAAGCGTCTGCGCTCCTTGAAGGGCGACGGGCCGATGACGACCCTCAACACGGGGACGGCATCGTTCATCAACGGCACCTTCTTCAGGGGGCTGATGGACGACACGGTCTCGCTGAGCAAGTGGCTCAGGGCCGGCGCCCACATGATCGAGGTCGACCCGGGCCAGGAGTCGATCCAGGTCGGCAACTGGGACGACGTGCGGTGGACGCACATCCCGGACGCGGACGAGGGCGACCCGACGGCCTTCGACGCCACCGTGCGCCCGACCTACCGCGAGGTGCTGATCGCCTGTCAGCACATGGGCATGGAGATGGAGCTCTCCATGCGCAACCAGAAGAAGGTCAAGGCCCGTCTGAACGCGGACCTGCGGCGGGAGAGCGAGGTCGGCTTCGCCACCGCGCTCGGCAACAACATGGCTCGGAGCTTCATCCGGGGGGACGTCACCTCCGCCGACCCGAGCCTCAACGGGTTCGACGGCCTGCGGGTGCGGGCGGCGGCTCAGGGCCGCGTGGTCTCGCTGGCGGAAAACGTCGGCGGCGTCCTGGTGGCGACCGCCTTCGACCCCAACACGGCCTTCCAGACGGCGCTCCTGCAGATGCCCGAGGGGCTGCGGACCGACAAGCTCCGCTGGTACGGGCACAACAACCTGTGGCTCGAGTGGATGCGCTGGCTGCAGGCCAGCGGCACCGCCGAGCGTACCCGGGACGGCCTGGCCCGCGATGCCCTGGTCGACGGGGTCATCCCGCCGGCGAACGGCTACCTGCCTCTGCAGATCCCGCAGTGGCCGGCGGACGAGGGCCCGCAGGGCGTGCCCGACGCGGTGGCGGACGACGGCGACGGCACGATGACCATCCGGGTCAACGTGATCCTGCCGGACCTCAACGACTACTCGGGCCGGCGCGTGCGGGTCACCTACCTGCCCAACGGCGAGTTCGAGAACCTGACCGTCGCGCAGCCCGTCGTCGGGCAGAACGCCGTGGAGACGGCGGGCTCCCTCGGCCAGCCGGCCGCGGCGCTGGACGTGGTGGCGGCCAACTACACCGTCGAGGTCATCGACGAGACCACGCTGATGCTGGTCGACCCCTACAACTGCCTGCTGCCGGTCGAGAACGAGATGCTGGCCATCAAGTCCTTCGAGGGCCGGGGCCTGACCTACAACGACATCGTGCACGCGTTCATGGACAGCCGCCTGCTCCGTCCGGACGCCGTCGTGCTGCTCACTGGCATCTGGGTGCAGGGGTAGGAAGAGGCCGGGGTAGCCCGGCATATCTGACGCGCCGCATCCCGGCGGCGGCGGAGGGAAGATGACGAAGCCGACCCACATCAACGTCTACGAGGCCACCGGCCACCTGACCATCGCGTCGGCCGGGATCCACGTGCGTCCCGGCCAGAAGATGAACGGGACGCCGGGGACGCCGCTGGACGACATCCTGAGCAGCCTGGTGGGACGCGGGTTCAAGCCGCCGGTCGTGGAGCCCCTGACGACGGCCGGAGCGCATGCCGAGGCGGCCGCGGAGCACGCCATCCGGGCAGAACTCGCCAAGCTCACCGACCAGATCATGGCCGAGCGGCGTCAGCGGGCCGACGCAGAGCGGGCGGCATCGGAGGCCGTCAACGACGCACAGCGGATGGCGCAGGAGGCCGACGAGGTCGTCTCCGAGATGCGTCAGCAGGTGGCCGAGCTGTCGGCCGACCTGACCGCCCTGCGGGCGACCGACGCCGAGCGCCAGGCGGAGATCGACCAGCTCGGTTTCGACCTCGACAACGCCAGGGAGCGCGAGACGGCTCTCAAGGGGGAGATCGATGGCGCCACCGTCGTCAAGACGGGGTTCGTCGCCATCAGCGAGGAGGAGCTTTCGGAGCTCCGAGCGCAGGCCGTCAAGCCGAAGAAGACGAAGAAGACCACGGCGAAGCCCAAGAAGGCGAAGCCGAAGAAGAAGACGAAGGCGAAGACCAAGTAGCGGCCGAGCCGCCCATCGGAGGACCCGAGCATGAGCAAGGACTACTACCAGGGTCGCAAGGACTACGGGACGGACCGTCGCTACGTCGTCGAGGGGGCCCGGGCGTTCGCCCCGACGACCGCCTCGACCCAGACGGGGGCGGCCGGCGCGAACCAGACCACGATCCGGGTCAACGCGGACCGTGGTGTCGTGCGGCTGCCGGGCATCGTCACCCGCCCCGACCTGGGGGACGGGGCGCCGCAGCGCATGCAGCTCGACGACGGCGCCATCGACGACCTGGCCGCCGAGGTCGACACCGTTCTGCTGCCGGCGACGGCCGCGTGGGTGGCGCTCAACTTCGAGCGCACGATCTACCGGGTCGCCGCCTACGACATGCAGAACCAGGCGGTCCGCTACGTCAACGTGGCGGGGACGGCGCAGGCGGACGCCGGCGTGGCCGGCGCGCCCCTCTGGCCGACCGTGGCGCAGATCCGGACGGCCATCGACTCCGACGCCGACCACCTGATCCCGTGGGAGATCGTGTACGGGGTGCGGGTGCGGCGGACGGGGGACCTGGTCATCGTGGTCACCTACGACAACACCCAGCGGCCCCTCGGTGTGCAGCGGGCGGCCAACGCGCAGTTCACCGAGCAGGTGTAGAGGGAGAAAACCATGGCCTGGCAGCTCGATTTCGCCAATCTCCCGTCCCCGACGAAGCTCATCGTCGGGCTCCTCCAGCGAATCCGCGACCGGATCCACACGTGGGAGGACCAGCCGCTCGTGCAGGGCGACCGGCTCACCGGCGCCGGCACAGCGGGGCTCGGGGACGTCACCGCCGCGCTGGTCGCGGGGGCCAGGTACGACGTCACCTTCAACGACACGCTCGGCCCGGTGCCGAACGCGGGTGCGGGGCCGATGTTCTGCCAGCTCTCGACGGCGGCGGCCTTCGGTGCCGCAGGTGCCCCGGCCGTCGCCACCCTGGCGGGGGGGCTGCAGCTCCAGCATGGGGACAGCCGCTACATCCGCGTCCCGTCGACCGGCGGTCCGCACTACCTGTTCGCCCTGTTCCCCCACGCAGCGGCCTACGCCACCGTGACGCAGTCCGACGAGCGGTCGGAGATCGACTCGTAGCAGGAGCGGGCTGACGCCCGCGAGGAGACGCCTTGCCCCCGAGCTCCCGGCGCCCGGGTGGCCGGGCTCGGAACCGGGGAGGGTACGTCCCCCCTGGCACCGCGCCACCACCTCCCGAGCCCTTCGACTGCGACGTCCCTCCTCTCGCCGTCTCCGGCGACCTGCGGGTCATCTGGCTCGTCCCGTACTGGGATCGGCTGGATGGCCTCGTGCGGGGCACGGAGGACCTCTCCGGCTGGCTGGACCAGCAGCCCGGCGTCTCGTCGGAGATCTGGTCCGAACTGCCGCCGAAGCGCGAGGGCGCGCTACATGCGCCTGTAGGGCGCTACCTACCGCTGGATCACCGTCCGACGGTGGTGGTCTCGACGACGACGGCGACGACCCCGTGGCTGTGCCGCCCGGGCGCGGCGCGGCGCCCCGTCCCCACCGCGGTCTACGTCCACGGGGAGTCGAGCTGGGAGCCGGTGCGGCAGGCAGGCCTGCTGGACCAGGTGCGGACGTGGTTCGTCCCGTCCGCGGTGTTCGACTGGTCGACGTTCACCGACTGGGCCAAGGCGCGCCAGGTGGTGCAGGTGCAGCCGGGCTTCATGCCAGACGCGTACCGCCCCCGCGGGCGCCCCCCGAAGCGGGCGGGCGTCCTGGCGATCAACCCGTGCTTCGGCAAGGGGGCGAGGACCCTGCTGTCGATGGCTCGGGCGATGCCGGACGTGGCGTTCACTCTCGTGCTCGCCAGCATCCAGCCGGCCTACCGAGGATTGGGCGACCTGCCGAACGTCAAGATCGTGCAGCCGCAAGAGGATCTGCGGCCGTACTACGCCCGGGCGCAGGTGTACGTCAGCCCCACGCACTCGGAGACGTTCGGCCGTACGGTGGCGGAGGCGCAGGCGGCGGGGACGCCGTGCGTGGTCTCCGACCTGGCGACCCTACGGGCGACCGCGGGGGACGGCGCTCTGTACTGCGTCCCTGACGTGGTCGGCCCCTGGGTGGAGGCGTGCCGGGCCATCCTGGACGACGAGCAGACGTGGCAGGAGCGCTCCGAGGCGGCTCTCACCAACGCTGCCCGCTACGAGGCGCAGGAGGACTTCCACGTCTTGCTGTCGACGCTGCGTTCTCTGGCGCCTGCGGTCGCAGCCCCCGTGCCCCGGACGCGGCCGCAGGCGCCTCCCCCCCCTCCTGCGGCGTGCCGGGAACTCCCTCGTTCCGGCGACCCCTTCCCCCAGGGCGCCGTCCTCCACCTCGGCGCCGGCGGGAAGCGGGTCAAGGGGTACGTCAACACGGACGTGCGCAAGGCCCAGGCCCCCGATGGGGTGGTGGTGGACGTGCAGCGGACGCCGCTGCCGGCGCGGCGCTTCGGCGCGATCTACGCCTGCCACCTGCTCGAGCATCTGTACCCCGAGGAGACGGTCCCGATCCTGCGCCGCTGGCTGCAGGCGCTTCAGCCCGGGGGGACCGTCCGGCTGTCGGTCCCCGACCTGCGGCTGGTGGTGGCCAACTGCGTGGAGTCGCAGTCGTTCGGGCCGAACCCCGACGCGCCGCTCTTCGGGGACTTCCGCAAGGCGGCCCACGACTGGGACCGGCACAAGCGGTCGTTCACCGTCGAGATCCTGACGCGCCTGCTGGGGGAGGCGGGCTACGTCAACGTGCGGCCGTGGGTGCCGTCGCAGTACCCCGAGATCGCTGCGGTGCGGGACTGGAGTTCCTACGCCACGATCTCGCTCAACCTCGAGGCCGACCGGCCCGAGGAGCGCGCGCTGACTCCGACGCTGCCGGGGGGGCCGACCCCTGTCGAGGCGGCTGCGCCCGGGGAGCACGTCGAACTGTCGGTCATCATCGGGACCTACAACCGCCTGGAGATGCTGCAGACGTTCGTCGCCAGCGTGCGCAACGGGGTCGTGCTGGCCGGGGCCGCAGAGCCGATCTGCTCCTACGAGTTCGTGGTCGCGGACGGCGGTTCGACCGACGGGACGCTTCCCTGGTTGGCCGAGCAGCATGACGTGCGCGTGGTGCACGGTGGGCTGACGGGAGCCATCGACGCGTTCAACGCGGCCTACGAGGCGTCTTGGGGCGAGCTGGTCATGCACGCCAACGACGACACCCGCGTCGAGGGCGACGGGGTGGCCGTGGCGGTCGAGTACCTGCGGGCCCATCCCGAGGTGGGCCAGGTGGTCTTCGAGTGGACGCGGGACGGCGGGAAGACCTGGAGGCACGACGGGACGCAGCTCGGCGACGTGCCCCCGCACCCCAACCAGGCGGTGACGCGCCGCCTGGCCATCGAGGACACCATCGCCCACGAGCTGGGCGCCTTCTGGGGCGATGAGGAGCGCCGGACGCACAAGACCTACGGCGGCGACACCTACCAGTGGGTGGTGCTGGCGCGGCGGGGGTGGCAGGCGGTGGGGCTCCCGGGGCGCTGCCGGATCCACGACTACATGCACGAGGCGGACGACGAGCTGCGGGAGGCCAACCTGGTCGGGACGGGGCCCGGGTCGGACCACGCGCTCAACTTCCGCAAGATGTCCGGCGTCGGACGGCCCGGATGCTGGGACCTCGAGATCCCCGGGAGTGGGTGGCCGCACGTCTACGTGGCCGAGCCGGGCCGGCCGGCGCGGCGTTCGCCCATCGCCGCCGGGCCGGAGGAGCGTCCTCTCGTGCTCCACATGGGGTGGGGGCCGGAGCCGCTGGACGGTCTGCGCCGGGCCTTCGCTCGCATGGGGCCGTACCGGGACGTGCCGTGGGTGCCGTTGCTCAACAACGGCGGCCCTCCGGCCATCGAGGAGGGGGTGCTACGCGCCGCCGCCGAGCTGCAGCCGACTCTGGTCTGGATGCAGATCCAGCGTGGCGACCAGTTCCCCATGAGCACGATCCGCAAGCTGCGGGAGGTCGTGCCGCCGGAGTGCCTCCTGATCTCCTGGAACGGGGACGTCCGAACGGGGGGGACGGCCTCCATGGAGGCGTGGCAGGCCGAGGTGGGTCGTCTCGTCGACCTGTACCTGGTCAGCAACAACACGCAGCCGGGCATGCTCGCGTCCGAGGGGGTGCGAGCCGGCTACCTGCCGGTCGGCTACGACCCGCACCTGTCGGACTACCGTCGGGACGCGGGGCCGCAGGAGGGTGAAGGGGGGGTGGTGTTCGCCGGGCAGATGTACTGCCGGCTCGACCACGGATTCCGCCGCCGGCTCTTCGAGGCGGTGGCGCAGCGCTTCCCTGGACACCTGACGCTGTTCGGGGGGCTGTGGGACCACTCGCCCATCCTCAAACCGTGCTGCGGTGGGCAGCGGGACCAGGAGGCCATGAGCTACGTCTACAGCCGAGCACGGGTCTCGGTGGCAACGTCGCTGTTCACGGACCTGCGTCGCTACACCTCCGACAGGCTCAAGCGCATGCTCGGCAGCGGGGCGGTCACGGCGCTGCATGCCCTCGACGACTACGAGGGGCTCGGGATCCGCGACGGCGTGCACGCGCTGATCTGGCGTGACCAGCAGGATCTGCTCGGTCTCCTCGTCGACTGGCTGCGCCCGGAGCGAGACGGCGCTCGCCGGGCACTCCGGGAGGCGGCGCACGCGCTGGCGTTGGAGTCCATGACCTGGGACGTGATCGTGGAGAACCTGCTCGCCATCGTGCGGGCGGAGAGGCACCGGAGGGCGACGTGCTGAGGCGGCTGCGCCGGTGGCTCGTCGGGGACCGCGGCTTCGTGGTGTGGCTCACCGGTCTGCCGTGCTCGGGCAAGACCACGATGGCGAACCTGCTGGCGGGGGAGTTGCGTCGCCGTGGGCGCGGGGTGCTCGTCCTCGACGGCGACGCTGTGCGAGGAGGGCTCTCCTCCGATCTCGCCTTCGGGGACGAGGACCGGGCCGAGAACCTGCGCCGGCTACGGGAGGTTGCCCGGCTGGCTGCTCCCCAGGGGCTGGTGGTGGTCGTGGCAGCCATCACGCCCTACGAGAGCGAGCGGTTGAAGGTCCGCACGATGCCCGGGACTCTCCTGGCCTGGTGCAACGCGCCGGTGGCCGTCTGCGAGAGGCGGGACGTCAAGGGGATGTGGGCCAGGGCAAGGAAGGGGGAGATCGAAGACTTCACCGGGGTGGACGGCCCCTACGACCAGCCGGCCACGTTCGACGTGCAGCTCTACACGGACTCGCTGACGGAGACAGCCGCGTTGCGGCAACTCTGGACAGCGCTTCGGGCCAAGGGGTGGGTGTGACACGGCTCGTCCTGACCATCGACTGGCGCACGGCCGCGGCGGGCTGGCCCGGGGGGCAGCTCTACCTGCTCGACCTCGAGAGGCACGAGGTGCTCCACCACTACGTGGGGCCGCTCAAGCCCGCGGCGCTGACGCAGCCCGGGGGGTGGACGGGCTTCCGCGGCGTGTTCTGCCGCAACGGCCAGGCGTGGGTGGCGGACGCCGACAGCTTCCGGGTGTTCGACCTCGCCGGCGACCGCTTCCGGCTGGCCGAGGCGTGGACCGCCCGGCGTTGGTACGACATCCACGACACCTGGCCGGACGCTGACGGCAAGACCTGGTGGGCGACCTCGACGTCTTCCGACGAGGTGGTGCGCTTCCGCAAGCACGGAGCGCACCTGCTGGCGACGGAGGAGATCTGGGACGCCTACCTCGACCCCGCGGTGGTCAATCCCGACACGGGGATGACGGGGCGCCGGAACGACCTGCACCACATCAACTCGGTGTGCATCCACGGCGAGCAGCGGTGGGCGCTGGCGCACCGGGGCGGCAAGGTGATCCGCTTCGCCCCTGGCCCGACGTGGGTCCACCCCCATCCGGTGTACGGCGGTCACTCGCTGCGGATCACGCCCACCGGTGGCGTCCTCGTCCTCGACACGAAGGCAGAGAAGGTGTTCCTCCTCGACCCCCGGGGCGGCCCTCCTGTGCGCTCCATCGACTGCGGAGCCAAGCGGCTCGCCCCGAAGATCAACCCCAACACGGGCAAGCGGGCGGATTCCGGCTGGCTGCGTGGGTGCTGCGTGCTCGACGGGCAGCATGCGGTGGTGGCGACCTCGCCGGCGCAGCTCTTCGTGGTCAACTACAGGACGGGGAAGGTCGAGGACTACTGGTGGATCGACAAGAAGGACGTCCGGGCGTCGACCTTCGGTCTGGACGTCGTGAGGTAGCATGCTGATCCCCCTGACCTACGGCTCGGAGCGCCCGGAGATCCTCGCCGAGTTCGCCGAGCTGTTCACCTCCCGCAACCCGCGGTGGAAGTGGCCCTTCGTCCACACGCTGTACGCCAACGAGTACGCGTGGACGGTGGACCGGCTGTTCGAGCGTCTGGGGGCCGACCTGACCGGCAAGCTGGTCATGGACGCCGGCGGGGGCGCCTCGGCGCTGCAGCACTATATCGCCCGGCGCGGCGCCGACGTGCTCAACGTCAGCCACGGGCCCGGGCAACTCCCGGGGAAGACGGCGGCGGGGGTGGTGATCCCGCGGGTCCGCTGCCACGCCGCTGACCTGGTGGAGACCGGCCAGGAGCCGGGGACGTTCGACGCCATCGTGAGCGTGAGCGCCATCGAGCACAACCCGTGGCCCAAGATCGAGCGCATCGTGGCGCACCTGCTCGACCTGCTCAAGCCGGGAGCGCCGTTGATCGTGACGGTGCCGGCGGGGCGTGAGGGGAAGTGGTACCAGAGGGGGACCTTCCCCGGGCGGCCCGAGTTCCCGAACGTGTACCTGTGGGACATCGTTGCCTTGGACAGGCTCACTGCCGCCGTGTGGCCGATGGCTCATCTCGTTTCGCAGCGGGGGGGGCCAGGCCGGGAGAGGTTCGCCGAGGACTACCGAGCGGCCTGGGACGCCATGATGGCCGGGCGGGATTCCACCCCTGGCGCCCAGCGCATGCCCTACCTGTCGGCCGGCTTCGTGTTCGAGCAGCGAGCGTGATGTCCTCCTCGCAGCATCCACCATCTCTCCTTGGTGCACCCCGGGTGCCTGTGCTCGGGACCTACAAGGCGCGGTGCATGGATCCGTGTGATCATGAGGCCTGCAGAAGGGCGCGGGAGATCGTGGGTGCTGTGTGTCCTCTGTGCGGCAAGCCGGTGGGGCATGAAGGTTACTGCGTTCTCCGTGCGGGTGACTACGCGCACGCTGAGTGTGCCCGGGACGCCATCACGATAGGGGAGATCGACCCGGACAGCGTCCGATGACCGCCCCCGACGTCGCAGTCCTCCTCGGCACGGTCGACCGGCCCGAGATGCTCGCCGAGTGCGTGGCGTCGATCCGGGAGAGCCTGGAGGGGAGCGGCTACACGCACGAGGTCGTGGTGGCAGTCGGCACGAAGACGGAGCCGGCCCTCCCCTGGCTCCGCCAACAGCCCGACGTCGTGATCGTGCTCGGCGGCATGGACGGAGCGATCCCCGCGTTCAACCGGGCCTGGGAACGGGCGGCCAAACTGTGTCCCCGCTACGTCTGCCAGATCAACGACGACGTGCTGATCGTGGGCGACTCACTCGCCCGTGCCCTCAACTACCTGGACCGGGACCGGGGGCTCGGGATGGTGGTCTTCACCTTCTCGGTGGATCGCGGGCACCGGTGGCTGGCGCCGACCTACCCTAGCGGTTACCCGCACCCGAACCAAATGGTGGCGCGTCGAGAACTTGTCGAGGAGGTCGCCCACGAGTTGGGCGCCTTCTGGGGTGACGAGGAGCACAGGACGCACAAGACCTATGGGGGAGACACGGCGTTTGGCCTCTGGGCCTGTCGTCTCGGCTGGCGTGCGGAGCGAATGCCGGATGTGTGTTGCCATGATCTCATGAGGGAGACTGATATCGCGCTGCGCAGGGCCAACCAGATTGGCACCGCAAGGCATGAGCGCGAGTTCGCCTACCGCTACCCCCCGGGCTTCGACAAGCCGGTGCGCCGGCTGGAGGAACGCAAAATGGACGAGCGCCCCCGCAACGTGGCCGGGACCGCCGGGATCGACAAGTCCCGCTTCGGCCCGCTCATGGACCGCTTCACGCTGGACGCCGTGAGCGGGATGGACCGGGAGACCTTCCGGGAGGAGGTCGCAGCCTTCGTCGAGGCCAACCCTTACGAGGCGTGGCGTCAGGCGTGGCAGGCCAACGACGGGACGTTCTTGGGGACGCTCTGTTGGGGGGCCGACCGCGAGTTCGTGCACCAAGGTCCGGGAGAGCGGAGGTGGTGGGTGAAGGGCGGCATGGACGACCGGCACGTCACCAACCTCGAGCGGGTGGTCAAGCCCGGGGGGCTCGACGTCGCAGCCCACGTCGAGGGCAAGATGGCCGCGGTCGTCGGCTGCTGGTGCGGGGAGGAGAACCTCCTCCTGCGCGCTCTCGGGGCTCGGGGAGTGGACGGCGTCGAGGAGGTCAAGGAGTACGCCCGGCTGGCCGGGCTCCAGCTCCACGCCTTCGAGGTCCCCGGGCGCGTCTGGCCCTGCTCGCTGTACGCCCTCCCGCTGGCGGAGGTGGCCGGGCTGTACGATCTGCTCTACGTCCCCGGGGTCATGTACCACCTGACCGACCCGGTGGCGGCGCTGGCCATCTTCTGGGCCATGCTCAAGCCGGGGGGCGTCCTCGCCTTCGAGACGGTCGTGACGCCGACGCAGGGCGGCCCCCGCCCCATGGCGGCCTACCTCGGTGCGCAGGTGGCGGGGTGGAACTGGTGGGCGCCGACGCCGGAGGCCTACACGCAGATGATGAGCGACGCCGGCTTCACCGACTGCCGGCAGGTGGACCAGGTCCCGGGGCGGGCGTGGTTCATGGGGGAGCGGACGGAGCGTCTCCCGCTGCTGGAGACGGGCGCGGCGGGCTTCTCCCGGCCCGACCTGCTCAAGCAGATCCAGAGGCTCGCCAAGTAGGAGGTCCCCATGCCCACCGCTCTTCTCAGTGGCATCACCGGCCAGGACGGCAGCTACCTCGCCGAGCTTCTGCTGGCGAGGGGCTACGAGGTCCACGGATTGATTCGCCGAGCGTCGAGCTTCAACACGGACCGGATCGACCACATCTTCGGCCAGCTCCAGCTCCACCACGCCGACCTCACCGAGCCCGAGCGGCTGGCGTGGCTGCTGCGGGGGATCGAGCCGGACGAGGTCTACCACCTGGGGGCGCAGTCCCACGTGCGGGTGAGCTTCGACACGCCGGGCTACACGGCGGCGGTGACGGGGCTGGGGACGCAGCATCTGCTGGAGGCGGTCTTCCGCCACCGCCCGGAGGCCCGGGTCTACGTGGCGTGCAGCTCCGAGATGTTCGGGGCGTCCCCGCCGCCGCAGGACGAGGCGACGCCGTTGCGGCCGCGGTCGCCGTACGCCTGTGCCAAGGTCTACAGCTTCCACCTGGCTCGGCACTACCGGGACCGGGGGCTGTTCGTGTCGGCGGGGATCCTCTTCAACCACGAGAGCGAGCGCCGCGGCGAGACCTTCGTCACCCGCAAGATCACCCGGGCGTTGGCCCGGATCCGCCTCGGGCTGCAGAACCGCCTCCAGCTCGGCAACCTGCAGGCGCGCCGGGACTGGGGGCACGCCGAGGACTACGTGCGCGCCATGTGGCTCATGCTCCAGGAGCAGATCCCGGACGACTACGTGATCGCCACCGGCGAGAGTCACTCCGTGGAAGACTTCCTCGGGGCGGCCTGCGCCTGGCACGAGATCGAGTTCCCGGACGAGCGGGTCGAAGTGGGCGTCCAGCGGCTGCTCCGGCCGACGGAGGTGGACGCGCTGGAGGGCGACGCCAGCAAGGCCAGAACGCGGCTCGGCTGGGAGCCGCGGATCACCTTCTCGGAGCTCGTCGACCGCATGTGCGAGGCGGACTACCGGCTGGCTCTCGGCGAGCGGGCCGCTGCTGTGGCGACCGGGGGCGGCTGATGCGCTACCTGGTCCTCGGTGCCCAGGGCATGGTGGGCCGGGCGGTGGCCGACGAGCTTGAGCGACGGCACGACCTGGTGTGGCGGCACGAGCGTGTCGGGGCGGACCTGACGCGGCAGGACCAGGTCGAGCGTCTGTTCGACCGCACGTCCCCTGACGCAGTGGTCCTCGCCGCCGCCCGGGTCGGCGGGATCGGCGCGAACGCGTCGGCGCAGTGGGACTTCGGCCGGGACAACACGCTGATCGCCGCCCTGTGTATCGACGCTGCGGTGCGCCGGCGGGTCGAGCGGCTCGTCTTTCTGGGATCGAGCTGCATCTACCCCCGCGAGGCGGAGCAGCCGATTCGGGAGGAGAGCCTGCTGACGGGCCCGCTGGAGGAGACGAATCGCGCCTACGCCGCGGCCAAGCTCACCGGCGTCGAGCTGTGCCGGGCGTGGAGCCTGGAGGGGGGGCGCCCTCGCTTCATCTGCCCCATGCCGACCAACCTCTACGGGCCCGGCGACAACTACGACCGGCGCACGAGCCACGTACTGGCGGCCCTGGTGCGCCGGTTCGTCGAGGCCGAGGCGTCCGGCGTCGAGCGGGTGACCCTGTGGGGGTCTGGGGAGCCGCTGCGGGAGTTCCTCCACGTCGAGGATCTGGCCCGGGCAGTGGCGTTCCTGCTGCGTGACCCGGATCCTCCGTTGCTGGTCAACGTGGGGTGGGGGTGCGACCTGTCGATCAGCGCGCTGGCGCGAAAGGTGGCGGAGGCGGTAGGCTACGGGGGCGAGATCGACTGGGACCGGTCCATGCCCGACGGCACGCCCCGCAAGCTGCTCGACACCAGCCGCATGCGGGAACTCGGCTGGGAGCCCCGCATCGGGCTCGACGAGGGCATCCGGAGGACGGTCGCCGAGTACCGAGCGGAGGTGAGACGGTGAGCCGACTGCGAGATCTGACCATGCTGCTGGCCCTGCTGGCGGTCTTCTTCGCGCTGCCAGAGGCCTCTGCACAGGAGGCGGTCCCTGGTGCGAAGACCTACCAGGAGCGCCTGAAGAACGCTGTCGGCGTAGACGGCGGCCAGCTACGCACGACCGGCCCGGTGGCGAACCGCTACCACGGGCTACTGCAGGCGTGGAACGACGCCGGCCGGCTGCGGGTGGTGGACGCCGGGAGCCCGCTGCCCGTGCAGTTCGTGGCGGCCTTCCCGGGAGCGATCAACCTGGTGCAGGTGGGGGGCAACCTCGTCACGGCGGGTGCCGGAAACGTTGCCGCTGGCACGCAGCGGATGACGCTGGCCAACAACGATCCGGCGGTGGCAGATCTGGCGGCCATCGAGGTGCTGCTCACTACCATCGAGGCGCAGTTGGACGTCCTGGACGACTGGGACGACGGCAGCGACCGCGCCAACGTGGTCGTCGCCGGGCCGCTCGGCGGGGGGTTGGAGGCGGCCGCCGTGCTCGTGACGGTGGCGAACGACAGCACGGGGCTGCTGTCCGTGGACGACAACGGCGGCAGCCTCACGGTGGATATCGACGGCTTCACGGTAGGCAACACGGACGCCTTGGGCGCTTATATAACCACCGGGGGCTGGGACGTCGAAACAGGGGCCGACGCATCGATCAAGACACACAACTTGTGGGGCGACGATGCCACGATCTGGAACCTGCCGCGCCAGATCGTGATCTCAGAACTGACCGTCCACGACGTCGTGGACGGGAACCGGGACCGCGTGCGGTCCTCAGGGGCCGACACGTTCGACGTGGCGGTGGGCCTGGAGTACGTGGCCGGGACGGCGACGGCGGTCGACCAGGGGCAGCCGGACGCCGGGACGCTGCGGACGGTGGAGGCGCAGAGCAATGCGGCCACCCACCACGACATTGACCCGAACCAGAACGAGGTGGCGGCGGACATCAGCGCCAACACGAGCCGCCGCAAGCTTCTCTGCCAGAACGTCGGCACGGACATCGTGGCGGTCAACTGGTGCGAAAACACCGGGACGGGGACCCACGGCGTGTTCCTCGCCGGAGGGACGGCCGCGTTCGACGGGACTGGTGGAAGCGTCGAGATCGAGAGCACGTGCGCGGTCTGGCTGTACGACGTGAACAACACGACGAACGCGGACACCAACTGCATCGAGGAGACGATGTGATGCGCTGGGCCGGCTCGTCTGCTCCCGTTCTCGTCCACGCGGCCGACTACGGCGACCTGGGCGGGCACGGGTGGCTGGCGGACGGGAACGCCATGTTTGGCGCGGGTTCGGGCGCCGCTACCGTGACGATCGATATCGACTGGTTCATGGCCGGGAACTGGAGCTAGGATGCCTCGACGACTGGCGCTGACCCCCACTCGCAGAGACGGCGCAGCGGTTGCTGGGGGCGCTGCCCTCGGCGCGCTTCTGACGGCTCTGGTCTCGGGGTCTCCAACCGCCCCCGGCACCCCCGAACCGTCGGCGTCGGCGAGACGTCCACCCGTCGAGGCAGAGGCGGCCCCGACGCCGCCGTCCCCCGCGGTGACGCCCCCAAAGCCCCAGCCCATGCGCCCCGCCAACGTCAAGGGCGTCCGCAGCACGACAAACCTGCCCAACCCCATGCGGGTCGTGTGGGACGAGCGGGGTCCGCGGGCGGTAGTTGGGGCCAAGCGCTACCCGGTGGCCCTCCGAGGCCCGGGGCTGGAGGGGGTCGAGGGGACGCAGTGCTATTCGACGGGCACGGCGGGCGACTTCGGCCCGAAGGGGCCGCGGCTCCGTCCGGGGGAGTACCTCGTGCTGGCCGAGCGGCCCTGTCGGAGTACGCCTTCGTCTCCCAAGCCTTCCGTGGAGGCTCCCTGATGGGTGCCGGCGTGGTCCTCCTGGTCGAGGACGCCGACAGAGATGCGGCATTGATCGAGGCGATCTTGGGAGCGGCTGGCTACGCTACGCGCCGGGCGCTCTCCCTGGCCGGCGGTCTCGAGGCACTTCGGGACGTCGACTTCGACGTGGTGCTGATTGACCTCGGACTCCCAGATGCCGAGGGAGGCACCGTCCTGGATGTGGTCCTCGACGCCGCGTGGCTCGCCCCCGTGGTGGTAGTCACCGGTCGCGACGATCCGGAGATGGAGCTCGACGCCCTGCGATCTGGGGCGCAGGAGTGGTTGTCGAAGGGGAGTGGTCTGACGTCGAGCGCTGTCCTGCGCTGCGTGCGTCATGCGATAGCGCGCCGCGAGGGGCAGCGGGCCGTCGACAGCCGCAACCTGGAGGCCGTCACGCAGCGACTGCGCTCTGCGCTAGATCGCACGGAGACGCTACGGCCAGCCAGCAACGGCAGGAAGCCGGAACGTCCCTGGTACACGAGAGCACTCGATGCCGCCTTCGGTTGACACGCTGACCCGCGACCGCGTCCAGGAGCTCGCCATCGAGGTGACCCGGGTGGCGACCCTCCTGGAGACGCAGGCGGGGCTACTGCCGGCGACGCAGGAGCTCGACCGCCGGCTGTCCCGGATCGAAGGTATCCTCAAGGTGGTGCTGATCGTGGGGACGCTGGCGACGGGGGCGGCCATCACGGCCCTCGTCAAGACGTTCATCGGAGGAACTGGTGGCTGATCCGCTCGTCACGCTTGCCCAGGTCCGCGCCGAGGGGCTGACGGTGGCGCAGGCCTCCGACGCCAAGGTCACCGAGGCGATCCAGCTCGCCAGCGACCTGGTCGAGCGGCTGTGCCGGACGAGCTTCACCACGCAGACCTACACGACAGCGGCTCCCTTGCTGCTCAACGGCACGGGCCACGACACGATTTGGTTCGACGACCGGGTGCGGACCGTCACGGAGATCGGGATCCAGACTGCAGACGGGACGCAGCAGACGGCCTACAACGCCACCTCCTACCGGCTGTTCGCCAGCCGGACGCCGAGCGCCCGGGACTTCCGCAACCCCAAGGTCCAGCGGCTGGGGGCGCGGACCTTCCGGGAGGGGCTGCTCAACGTCTACCTGGCCGGCACGGTGGGGACGACGGAGCTCGTCGGAGGGGTCGAGTCCGTCCCTCTCCTGATCCAGCGGGCGGTGCTGATCCTGGTGATCCAGGACTTCGCCTGGCTGCTCACGGACGACGCCCGCCAGAAGATGCGACTCGGGCGCTTCGTGAAGTCGCAGACGACGGAGGGACACCGCTACGTGCTGTCCGACATCGCCTTCTCGGGGGCGTACTCGGGCATCCGGGAGGTGGACCGGATCCTGCGCCTGTACTCGCCGCCGCTCGGGGTGCGGGCCTGATGTTCGGCCCCCCTCCCGCTCTCGACCTGGTCCATCCCGTCACGGTGACCATCGACCCGCTGGACACGGCGAGCACGAGGTGGGACGGCAGTGCCCGGGAGCCTGTCCCGCGAGAGTGCAGGCTGCCGACGGTGACCATCACCGCACAGGTCCACTGGACGAGGCGACGGGATCGCCAGCGGACGGCCGCGGGGCCGCAGGACAGCTCCGACGGCTTCCTCGTCTTCCGCCGCGTGGACCTCACCGCGCAGGCCTACGACCCCCAGCCCGGCGACCGGGTGGCGACGATCACGGAGGCGGGGGTGGCGGTCAACGTCTACCTGACCACGCCGGGGCAGCGCCGGGGCCAGTACGGGGGCAACTTCGGCCTCGTCCGGGCCTTCTTCGAGGACCGGCGCCCGCACCAGGACTGACGTGCCCGCCCGCGGCGGCCTGCGACTCACCGGGGCGTGGAAGCGCTGGACCAAGCTCATCGATCCCCAGGACTTTGAGCGGCGCCTCCGACGGAACATCCGGCAGGCGACGATCAAGAACGGTCTCCTCGTCGTTCGGGAGATCCGGCAGGGGATCAAGAACCGGGACTACGAGCCCAACGCCTTCTTGACGCTGGCGGCCAAGGCGCCGAAGGACAAGCCGCTCGTCGACAGCGGGGACTTGTTCAAGGCGATCACGAAGGTGGTCCTGGACGACTTCCGCGTCTTCGTCGGGGTCAAGAAGACGGCGAAGGGGAAGGAGGGGGAGGCGCTGGTCAACATCGGCGCAGCGCTCCATGAGGGCTACACGGTTCGGGTGACGCCGGCGATGCGAGCCGCGGTCTTCGCCCGAATCCACGGCAACCAGCAAGGGCGAGCCATCATCAAGGCCGACCCGCCGGCGGGCCCGGCAGCGAAGGTGTGGGTCATCCCCCCTCGCCCCTTCATCGAGGCGGTGCTCGAGCGCAAGGACATCCAGGAGCGGGTCAGGCGGAACTGGTCCCGGGCGGTGGAGCGGGCGCTGGTGGGGAAGTAGGGGGCTACTTCGGCACCTTCCACCGGTCGGTAATCACCCGGACGGCGGCGAGGCAGAGGGCGTGCGGTAGGCAGTCGCCCTCGACGGTCCAATCGGCGCTGTAGGGCTCCATGTACACGCTCACCTGCTCCCAGAAGTGGATCGCCACGTTCCCCTCGTCGTCGAAAGTCCAGATCCAGTGCGAGGGCGAGTAGATGCGCTGTAGTCGCCTCCACACCTTCCAGCCGGCGGCGAGGTTGGTCGAGAACTGGTCCGGCATGTCCCCGGGCCGGATCCCGTAGGTGTCGGGCTCTATGCGATCCGGCAACCATGTCCGGGCCTGTACCCAGGTCGGGTCTTCGTCGGCTTCGTGCGTCCAGTGCAACACGCGCTTGACGAAGCGGCCCGGGCGCTCGAACAGGTAGGACTCGATCCAGGCGTCCAGTTCGACGCCGGCACGGAGCTGGTGTGGCTCGGGGTGGGGGAGCCGGGGCATCATGGCGCCTCCAGCAGCCGCACCTTCCGCAGCCACCGCGGGGACGCGCAGACCACCTCGTGCAGGTAGCCCGCCGGCACGTCCCAGAGGACGGGGACCGAGCGGCACCGTCTCGGAGCCTGGCAGGCCATGCAGTGGTCCACCGTGCCGAAGCCGGCGCACTCGGGGTCGACATCCTCGACGCGCTCGCCGGGGGTGAAGTCGGTCGCCCTCACGACGCCTTCTTCCTCCGGTCCGGGTGGTCCAGCCGGGCCTGATCGACCTCGTCCCGCAGGCGGTAGGACCAGTGCTCGGGGGGGTCGAGGGCGAGTTGCTGCAGGTCGCGCTCGAACGATCCGGTTGGGGTCGCCAGCCCCCGCACGTACTTCGACGCCTGCGTGTGGGAGCAGCCGAGCACCTGGGCGAGGCCGCGCTGGGTGAGGCCCGTCACCTGGCAGGCGGTGCGGGCGAGGGTGGGGGTCTTGGTCTTCATGGGGTCTCGTTCTCCTTGGTGGTGGGATCCCAGCTCCGGACGCACATGATGGTCGAACCGTCGGGCAGCCCTTCGTTGAGCAGTGCGCAAACGAGTGCGCGCACCCCGGGCTGGTCGGCCACTTCGAGCCGGTCCAGAAGCACGGGACAGACGGAAACGGCTCTGCGCTCCCTGGCCTGCTCCTCTCCTTCCTGGAGCGTGGCGTAGAACCGGATGCGGCGAGTCCGCACGACCCGCGGCGTCCCGTCCGGACTCGGGTGAGCGCTCGGGCGCTCTTCCTGCCAGGTGACTCGGTAGACGGTGGCAGTCATCTAGTTGTCCCTCCCCAGCCGCAGGGGGCAGGTGTCGCAGGACGGCAGCCCCAACCGGAGGCGGATGACCATCTCCTCCTCGTCGGTGAGACCGGCGTCTTGGATGAGGCGCTCCACCTCCTCTCGCCCCTCGGGGGTGCGGGCCTTGGCGCGCAGCTCGTCGAGCCTGGTGTCGTCGTCGTTCTTCGTGGCCATGGCTATGCCAGCGCCTCCACCGTGCCCTCGAACGCCTGGCCCTGGAAGGTCCACTCGCCGTCGTCCCAGCACTCGTAGGCGGCAGCGGTCTCCCGCACGAACTCGGCCAGCGTGTAGGCCGGCCCGTCGTCGAGCATCACGTCGAAGCCGTCGGGCTCGTCCAGGGTGGTGATCCGGTGGGTGGGCTTCCACCCGTCGAGCACGCCGGGCGCCCACTCGTAGGTCTCGTCGCCGTCGATGGCCTCGTCGATCAGCCGGTCCTGCTCGGCGCGGTAGGCGATCTCGAAGGTGCGCACCGTCTCGGGCGTGGGCTCCGGTCCGGTGAGCTCGTGCAGCCCGTTCTCGAAGTCGCCGTCGTAGGGGTCGTGGGGCTCGGCGGGGAGCCCGACGGCCTTCGCGTTGCCCTGGGCGCACTCGACGGCGCAGGTGACGATCAGCTCGGGGAGGAGGGGATCCTCCATCCAGATCAGCCCCGCGTCCTCGGCGGCGACCTCCCGGGCCTCGGCCCGCGTCAGGTCGTCGCAGGCGCCCTCCTCGGGGTCGGCGTACTTGCAGAGCAGCAGGTTGTGCTCCTCCGCGTGGTCGATGGCGGCGTGTCCGGTCAGGGTGCAGGTGGCGTCCACGGTGTCCTCCTCGGTGTCGTGCATCCCGGACGGGCCGAAGCCCGTTTCGTCCGCCGCCGCGGACTCGTCAGCGGGCGACGTCCCAGTCCATCCCCTCCCGGCGCCCGTTCTCCGTCCACTCGGCCCAGCGGGGGAGGTCGGACGGCCTGAGGTCGGCGGCCTGGAGGATGCGCATCCGCACCCCCGCGTCCGTCGCCCCGCACAGGTTGACGGGACCCTCGACGAACCGCTTGCAGATGCGGGCGTTGGGGCCGTAGGCGATGGTGATGTTGGCGGCCTTGCTCATCTTCTCCTCCTCGGTGTCGTAGCCTCCTACCCCGAAAGCCCCGACCCTTGCGGGTACGGGCGGGGGAGGGGGAGGGGGGCGGTCTAGGCGGCGAAGTCGGGGGAGGAAGGTCTGCATGCTACGCCAGCGCCTGCACCAGCGGGGCGTAGAAGCCGCCGCTGTCCGCGTCCACCTGGTTGCTGTAGTCGACCTCCCACCCATCGGGGATGACCGCGTCGACCTCCTCGGCGTCCACGCCGTCCGCGTACCAGACGCGGGGGCCGACGGCGGCGTCGAGGTCGATGATGACGGCGTCGAACTGCTGCCGGGGCGTGGCGTCCATGTCGTGCTCCGTGTTGTTGTGTTCCCTGACCATGCCTATATGGTACCAACCCCCTTCGTGGACGTCAAGGGGAAAAGCGCACGGTGGGCAAAAAAGATCGCCGGCCAGCAGCCCCCTGGTCGCGCCCCGGCCGCGTCGTGTAGGATGGGAACCTCGTGGCGCGCACTCTCACCACCATGCTGGTCGACCTCGAAGTGCGTTCCCGCCGCGCCGACCGCTTCGCCGGCCTCGACTGGTTCACCACCCGCGACCGCCTGCGGTGGTCCCGCCTCGCCAACGCGCAGCCGGGGGTCTATGACTCCGACCTGCGGGAGTTCTTCGGCGACCGAATCACCCTGCGGCCGACGACCCCCTTCTCGGGCACCTACACGACGGGGAGCGGGGGCGCTGCCTACTTCTGCACCTACCGGCGCACCGTGCCCGAGGCGAAGTCTTGGGCGGCCATCGAGCTGCTCTACGCCGAGCCCGAGCCCACGACCAACGTCCGGTTCCTCCTCGGCGACGCCACCGCCAGCCTGTACCGGTGGGACGGCGCGGCCTGGCAGGTGACCGACCCCGCGGTCTCCGGCAACTGGAACACCGAGGCCCAGCTCGTCGAAGGCTTCCCCTCCTGGACCGGCACCGTCGTCCGCGTGGCCTTCCGGCTGGCGACGTCGGACGAGGACATCACCCCGACCGTCTACGGCGCCCGGGCCTTCGCCAGGATCTGGAGCCCGAGCCCGGTCGAAGACTTGGTCCTGCGGACGGTCATGCCCTACTTCGCCACCGCGGCCACGCCGGCCAGGTACAGCGAGGACGCCGACGGGTCGGGGACGGTGGACCTGTCCACCATGGTCGAGTACCGGCCGGCGGACGTGACCCCTTTCGCCGTGCACAACGTCACCGACGACCCCACCGAGCAGATCGACCTCTTCCAGGCGTGGAACGCCGGAACGTTCCGGGTCACCCTGACCGCTGCGCAGGACGCAGGCGACGAGCTGCTGATCGACATGAACGTCGCCCCCCTCGTGGCGCGCGCCGCGCATCGCGACTACCTGGAGGTGAGCCGGCTCCCGGCCCTGATCATCCAGGGGGTGGAGGTCGTCGACGAGCCGAGCCGGCACGTCCCCACCGCGGTCAAGGACCGAGCCGCGCTCACGGCCCGGGAGATCGACCGGCCCGACAACTTCCGGCTGGTGCTGGACGTCCTGGCGGTGGCGGGCTACGATACCGAGCTGCAACGGCTGTGCGACGCGGTGGACGCCTTGACGACCTGGGCCTACTCAGGGGTGACCGGAGAGCCTGTATCCGTGCGCCGTCTGGGCAACTGGACCCCGCGCGACGGGGGCGGCGACAACGTCGTCGACGCGCGGGCCTCCTTCGAGGCGGCCGGGATGATCGCGTACCGCGGCCAGGACACAGCCGCAGCCCTGCTCAACGAGATGGTGCCAACGGTGGCGGAGAACGCCACGTAGCGGAGGACGAGCATGCCAAGCCGCATCTACGGCCCGATCAACGCCCCTGGAGTCGGGCTCGAGGAGCTCACGACCCCCCGGCCGCCCCAGCCGGGGCAGATCGGGACGAGCTACGTCCTCGGCTCGTACCGCCGGGGCCCCGTGGGCGGTCCCGGGGTGCCCCCCGTGGCGATCCGTTCCATGGCCGACCTCTGGCGGCGCCGTGGCGTCAAGGTCGACGCGGCCGCGGATCACTGCGCCGAGCAGGCCTGCCGGGCCTTCCTCGATATGGCCGAGGGCGGCGGAGCGCTGTACACCGAGCGCGTCTGCGACGGGACCGAGGTGGCCTCCACCTGGACCCTGCTCACCCGCCGGTGCCCCCGCGGCGTCCTGTGCCGCAACGACGACACGCTGACCCCGACGGCGGTCACGGCCGTCTGCGAGTGGGCGGGCCGGGACGGCGGCAAGCAGAAGATCCTCGGCGGTCTGCTTCCCCTGCTGGCGAACATCACGGTCACGACCGTGGCGACCAGTAAGACGATGCTGCTCAACGAGCTGCGCGGCGGCACGCTGACCCTGCGGGGCGTGAGCGCCCGCACCTACACCATCGTGAGCAACACCACGGCCGGCGTGATCAGCGTCGAAGCCGATGCCACGATGGATACCGACATCGCGGCCGACGACCCGACGAACCTCTACTGGATGGTCGAGGTCGTCAACCTGGAGACCGACGAGGAGAAGGGGGCGACCCGGCGTGCCGTCGCCCTGCGCGTTTCCCCGCGGGGGGCCAGGCGCCCCGCCATCGAGTGCGGCCTGCGGGTCAAGCTCGACCGCTTCGAGCAGCAGCACTACCCCGACCTGTCCATGGTCGCCGGCATCCCCGGACGCTCCGAGATCGCCGGACGGGTCAACAACGACAGCAACAACCACGAAGTCACGCTGGTCAACGCCTGGACGGGGGGAGACCAGGCGGACGCCCGGCCCGCCAACTGGGCCGGCATCGCCACCGCGGTCTCCGCCGGCGGCCTGACCCTGCGAATCGTCGAGTGGCAGCGGACGGTGGGCAACGCGACGGGGTGGATCGACACCTTCACCTACGGCACCGACCTGCGCCCGCAGACCATCACGCTGACCTTCCTGACGCCGACCACCTACACGGTGGCCACCGACCTGGGGATCGAGGACATCCCGAACGCGGGGGCGCTGGGGGCCAACGCGCTGGACGCGCTGCACCCGCAGCTCATGGGCTTCACCGTGACCGCCGGCGCCGTGGCCTTCCAGGCCGGCGACGTCATCGTGATCCGGGTCAAGGCGCTCCCCACCGACGGGCAGATGGTGGGGGCCCGGCTCTGGCCGGACGGCGACGGCACCAACGCCGGCGTGAGCGTCCCGATCCAGTCCAGCACCTCCCGCACCGTGACGGTGCCGACGAGCTACGACCTGACCTCTCTGGCGAGCGTCCCCCTCCAGGCGGGGGCGACGACCACCGCGGCGGGCCCGTGGAACACCGCGGCCGGCTCCCACGGTGGTCCGGTCACCCTGACGGGGATCTCCGTCACCCAGGACGGGACGGCGGTGGCGGTGGCCGACTACACCTTCCCCGACACGGTCAACCTGACCGCTGCCGCCCTCAAGGCCGACTGGGACGCCCACGCTGCCTGTCTGCTGGCGACGATCAACGCCGACGGGACCGTGACGCTGGGCAGCGAGGGGACCGGCGGCCTGGTGAGCTTCACCTACACGGGCGGCACGGCCATCGGGATCCTGATGCCGGCCGCTGCCACCTGGACCGGCACCGACGGCTCCCTGATCCTGATCGAGTACGACCAGGAGGGGCAGGCGGGCTACGACGGCATCGCCGCCCTGGCCGCCGCGGACGTCGTCGGAGCGCTCGACCAGAACGGCAGCATCGCCGAGATCCAGGAGGACAACACCGGCCTGATCGTCATCGCCGCCCCCGGCTGGGCGTTCGACAACGTGGTGGCCGCGGGCAACCAGCTCGCCGCGGACATCAACGCCGTCTTCCTGCCCGAGTACGCCATCACCGTCCTGACCGAGGCCGCTGCCGTGGCCAAGATCTCGGACGACTGGGGGCTCGACGACTTCATGTGGCCCTTCTGGCCGTCGTGGGGCTTCGTCGACGCCCGGGACGGCGCAGGAGGGCAGGAGCAGGTCTCCCTGGCTGGCCACATCATGGGGCTGCAGGCGCGCTCCTGGGCCAGCAACGGCATGGGCAAGGCGCCGTCGGGGACCTCGACGAAGCTGCGGGGCGTCCTGCGTCTGCTCAAAGCGAACGACGACGTGCTCCCCGATGCCGAGCAGCTCAACCTGACGGGCATCCGGACCATCACGAAGCGCGGCACGACCGACTTCATCATCTGGGGCGACCGGTGCCCCGGGGAGACCGAGGTCTGGGTCCACAAGCGGGCGATCAAGGGGCAGGTGGGGCGGGAGCTCGTCTACCCCGGCAACTTCGCCCAGTACATCTTTGAGACGAACGACACCACCCTGTGGGGCCGGCTCAACGTCGCCCTGCGCCAGCTCCTGCTGCCGCACTACGAGGACGGCTGGTTCGACTCGGATCGGGAGTTCGACGACGCGGTGCAGATCCAGATCGACGACGAGAACAACACCGCGGCCACCATCGCCGCCGGCCGGGTCATCGTGGACCTCGGCCTGTACCTGCCGAACACGGCCGAGCAGATCTGGTTCCGGCTCTCCGAGCTGGGCGTGGAGATCTAGCGGGCGCCTGCGCCCTAGCATAGGAGGCAAGCAGCATGCCGACCCCAGGACAGGACGACGCCCGCAGCACGAAGTTCGTCCTCTTCGCCGGCACCGCCCGGCTCGAGCCCGTGACCATCTCGGGCATCCAGGACGAGTACGTGGCCGTCGAGCGGCCCGACCGCACCCGGCGGGTGTCGGACCAGCGGGTGCCGTTCGACTTCACGATGACCTTCAAGGTGCGGGACCGCGTGGCGCTCGCCTTCCTGCGCACCTGGCGCAGCACCCGCGAGCACATCGACTGCACCCTGATCCTGCAGACGGAGGACCGCGAGGAGGTGGGCACGCTCCAACTCCTGAAGGTCTGCCCGCGCATGTGGTCGATCACCGACCTGTCGGTCTCCGAGGACGCCACCGAGGTGACCAAGGAGCTGACCTTCACGTGCGACGGCGTCAACGAACTCACGTAACGCCGTCGCTTCGCCCGAGCCTATCCCGGAGGCGAGGATGACGAAGCCCGACGAGACCGAGGGGGGCATGCCCCCGGAGAAAGAGAGCACCGTCCCCGACGAGGCGGACGGAGGCACCGTTCCAGAGGAGGACCTGTCCGACGAGTTGCTGGAGGGACAGCGGTGGACAACGGTCGGCGACCTCGGCCACCGGCTCCCGTGCGCCGTCGGCCCAGACGTCTCCTACACCTTCCGCACCGCCAACCTGGGGCTGAAGCTGGAGCGGGGACGCAAGGTGCCGGAGACGCTCAAGGCGCGTCCCATGCTCTACCTCGCCCACTTCCTGGCGGTCTCGCTGGAGAGCGTACAGGGGCGCAGGCTGACCGACATGGGGGTCGAAGAGGCCGCTCTCCTCATGCGCTCGTTGCCGTCTTCATCGGTCCTGCAGATGCTCGTCAGGTACTGGATCGACCGTCGCGGTTCGGACGTGTTGGTCCGGGATGACATCATCTGCCCCCAGGTGTCGTGCGGGGCGGTCCAGGACGTGCCGCTCCACCTGTCGCAGATGCGCGTGCGGGCGTGGGATCATCTCGACGCCCTGCCGCGCATCGAGTGCGAGCTGGTCGACGACTTCAGATTCCCCGGCGACCGGACGGTCAGCGCGGTCGCCATGGAGCCGGCGCCGTGGGACGCATGCTGCGAGCTCGGAGACGGCCAACTCGCCTCGGAAGGGGAGCAGGAGGTGGCGAACCTGCAGCGGGCCATCGTCAGCACCGATACCGTCGAGGGGCGTGTCACGATCCCGAGGCCGGTGCTGGAGCGGCTGTCTGCCGACGACGCCGTGGGGCTGGGCCTCGACCTGGACCTGCTGTCCGGTGGTCCAGAGATGGCCATGGGTGCGGAGTGCGCGCGCTGCAAGAGCACGTTCTACGTGGGGGTGCCGTTCAGTAGCCTGGATTTTTTCGGGCAGGAGGTGCGGAGGATGCGCCGACGCCGCAGGAGGTTGGTGAGCAGCTAGCCTTCCTGGGGCACGTCTGCCACCAGCCAGCATCGGAGGTGCTCGCCATGGAGGACGCGGTGAGAAGATCGATGCTGAAGACGGCCCACAAGCTGTACCGAACCTGGGCGGAGGTCCAGGGGGCGAAGCTGCGGTAGATGGGGGCGTTCTCCCGGGCGTTCGGCGGAGGCGGCCGCACCATGGGACTCGGGGCGATCCTCGACTTCCAGTCCCGGGATGCCGTCAAGAACATGAACAAGGCGCAGGCGGGGACGTTCCGCCTGCAGACGGGGCTGCAGAACGCAGGGATAGCGGCGCGCACGGCCGCGGGGACCATCGCCAAGTTCGGCTTGGCGCTCGTGCCGGTCGGCGCTGCGCTCGGCGTGGGGGTCAAGAAGGCGCTGGACTGGGAGACGGGGATGGCGCGGATCGGCACCCTGCTGACCGGCCCAGACCTGGAGCGCCTGCCGCAGATCAGCCGGGAGATGGGGGAGCTGACGCGGCAGTACGGGGTCGCCGCCAGCACCATGCAGGAGGGTATGTTCCAGGCGATCTCGGCCTCGGTGCCGGCGACGAAGTCCATGGAGTTCATGACCGTGGCGGCGAAGGCCGCTGTTGGCGGCTTCACGGACATGAACGTCGCGGTCGACGGGCTGACGAACGTGATCAACGCCTACGGCCTGTCCGTCGACCGGGCCGAAGAGGTGGCCTCGGCGTTCTTCGTGAGCAACCGCTTCGGGAAGACCACCTTCGATGAGCTGGCGCAGAGCCTCGGGCAGGTCAGTCCACTCGCGGCCAAGCTGGACGTGGACTTCCGCCAGCTCTCGGCGGTCATCGCCGGCGTGTCCAAGCAGGGCATCGTGACGGCGGAGGTCGTCACCGGTCTGCGCGCAGCGTTCACCAACCTGATGCAGCAGCAGCCCCGGGCGATCAAGATGGCGAAAAAGATCGGGATCGAGTGGGGGGTCGCGGGCATGAAGGCAGCCGGAGGCTTCGTCCCCTTCCTCGAAGAGATCACCAGAAAGGCGAAGGGCAACGTCTCGGTCATGCAGAGGATGTTCCGCTCCGTCGAGGGCCTCAAGGTGGTCCTGGCGCTGACGTCCAAGGTCGGCATGGCGACCTACACGCAGTCCATGGAGGACATGGCGACCAGGTCAGTACAACTCCAGGAGGCGTTTGCCAAGGTCGAGCAGAAGACGAAACACCAGCTTCGGCGGCTTGGTGCCAACTTCTCCAGCTTGGCGAAGGACGTGGGGACCGAGCTACTCCCGGTTGTTCGGGAGGCGGCCAACGCGCTGGGCGACATGGTCGATACGCTGCGGGCCAACCCCCGAGAGCTTCGTGGCGCCATGCGGTCGCTGGCGACGGGCCTGCGGTCGGCGCTGCAGACGGCCAAGAAGACGATGGGGTGGCTACGGGACAACCTGGAGACGATTCTGGCAGTCTCCAAGCAACTCGTCTCCACGTGGATCAAGTTCAAGGCGCTCCAGATCGGCATGGGGCTGGCGCAGGCGGGGGCTGGTGCGTTTCAGTTCGCCCAGGTCGTCTCCGCCCAGGGGCTCGCTGGCGCGCTCGGGATGCTGAAGACCGAGACCGTGAAGACCGCCGGCAAGATGAAGATCCTCGGCATCGCCACGACCGGCGGGATCGCGACGATGCGCGGCCTGCCGGTCGACCTGTCTGCCTTCTCCGGGGCGCTGGGTGGGGCGGCCAAGTCGACCCGTCGCATGTTCTGGGTAGGGCCGAAGATGGGTGTCGGTGCAGCGGGGACGATCTTCGGCCCCATCGGGAAGGCGTCGCTGACGTTCGGCAATACGCTGCTCGTCGCCGCCGCCGGGATGGTCGGCTGGGAGATTGGACAGTGGCTCAACTCCCTTGGGGCCGATGAGCTGGTCTACAGGGGGCTGCGCAAGTTGCTCGGAGAGGGCGGCGAGACGCCTGCGGAGAGACAGGCGGCCACGCGGCGGCAGGAGGCCGCCAGCCTCGCCGCCCAGCGTCGACGTCGCCTGCTGCGGGCTGCCGAGCGCATGGCCTTCGCCGAAGGGGCGAAGCAGAAGATCGGGGACGTGCTGGCGGAGCAGGCGCCCGGCCCGAGCGTCGACGTCATCATGGAGCGCACGCTCGCCAAGACGCAGGGGCAGGTGAGGCGGCTGCGGTCCGCCGTTGCGAAGGGCAAGGTCCCGACCGAGTTCGCCGGGATGGGGCAGCGTGAGCGAGAGCAGTTCCGGGCGCTGGTGCAGGATATCCAGAAGGGGGCCTACGAGACGGTACTGCCAGGCGTGAGGGAGAGCGTCGGCGACATCCCGAAGCTGCTGGAGGCCATTGACCGGCTCAACGGGACGGTGAAAGAGACCGCCGACAAGGAGACCACCGTCAACGTCGACATGGACGGCCGCAAGCTCGCCAAGGGGCTGGGGCGCAACGCCGCTCGGACCAACGCCAGAGGGGGGAGCGGGCGGCAGTTCTCCGCGGCGGAGCGCAACCGGATCCTCCGCTCCGGCGTCGAGGTGCTCCGCGTGGCACCGGGGACCGTCTGATGCCCGCCGTCCCCACCAGCCCTGCCGACGTCCTCGCCTTCATCCAGGACCCCACCGGCTTCGTCGTCGACGGCCCCGACCGCCGGCAGTGGCGGATCAAGAGCCTGGATCCCGCTGTGCCCTTCGTGCAGATCGGGGACTTCCGGCCGCGGGAAGGGGTGCAGATCGGAGCGCAGGCGAGCTACGGCACGTCGCAAGGGGTCAACGACCAGGGCGAGCTCGTGCAGTTCCTGGGAGGGGCGTCCGACCGCGCCTCCGTCACCGTGGAGCTGTACTCCGAGCGGCCCGGGGACGACCTGCGCCAGCGGGTGGACCAGCTCATGGGGCTCGTCAAGCGGCACCACAAGCTGCGGCGCCCCCCCCGCTGCCGGTTCTCCTGGGGGGACCAGGTCTCCCGGGAGGTCTTCTTCGACCGCGCCGGTCTGACTATCCGGCGCCTGTGGAAGAACGGGGCCATGGCCGAGGTGGCCGTCGCCCTGTCGATGGTCGAGACGGCGCCGGTCGACGTAGAGGTCTCCGACCCCGCGGCGCCCCCGGCGGAGTCCGTGGAGTACGTGCTCAAGCCCGGGGACACGTTCGAGCTGATCGCGCAACGCGCCTACGGCGATCCGCTGCTCGGGGTCAACCTCCGGCTCAGGCATCCCGAGCTGGTGGGAGGGATCGAGACGCCCGGGGCCCGGGTGCTGGTAGTGGGCCGGGACCACCCAGACATCCGGGCCCCGGTGCGACTCGTGTCGGTGCCCTTCGTCGACGGTGACGACCTGGAGGACGCCTACAGGGCGCTCGTGCTGGCTCGGTCCGCTGCCGGGACCGTCCCGAGCTGATGCCGGAGACCGCCCAGGCGTTCCTCCCCCTCGACGTGGGCACGGGGCGCACCTACCGGCGCAAGGGGTTCGCCCCTCGCTACGAGCTGTCCGTCAACGGGACGACGCTCAAGGAAGACGTGCTGCGGCAGGTCGCCGGCGTGCAGATCGAGATGGGGGTGGACGGCGCGGACCAGGTCACCCTGCAAGTCGTGCCCGTCACCGACCAGCGCCGCGTGCGCGACTTGCTCGACGGCTACGTCTTCGCCGAGGGCAACAGCCTCGAGGTGCGCAGCGGAGACGAGACGGGGCCGCTGCACCACATGGGGCGCTACGACCTGCAGGTCTCCGCCCCCCGCGGCGACGAGCGCGGCCGGGTGGTGGAGGTGATCGGCTACTCGGCCGCGGCACGGCTGCTGCGCAATCAGGCCCCGTGGCGCTTCGGGCGGGACGTCAGCGACCAGGAGGCGGTCATCCAGATCGCCCGGCACGCGGGGATCGAGCCGAACGTCTCGGCCACGCTCCCCCGCAAGCGCGCCCGGGTGAAAGAGGTCGGGACGAGCGACCTGGTCTTCCTCGATCAGATCGCAGCCACCGCTCGTAACGAGGCGGGGACGGATTTCCGCTGGTACGTCCGGTGGGATCCGGCGGCGCGAGGGGGGCGGGGGGCCGACGTGCTGACCTTCGAGCCCTTCCGGCTCGACACCCAGGTGGAGCAGTACGTCTTCCGCTACGAGCCCGGCGAGGACGCCCGGCTGTCGAGCACCCTGCGTCGGTGGGCCATCGAGCCCGCCATGGGGGACACCCCCTCGAGGCTCTCCGTCGTCTACCTGGACCGGCTCGCCGGCGAGGAGCGGGAGATCGTCGTCGAGGTGGCCGACGCCGATGCCGAGCCGAACGTGCTCTGGTCGGGGAAGGTCGCAGGCCTCGACCTGCGGCAGGAGATCAAGGACGGAGCGGCGGTCCGCGTCCAGGCCATCGGGGAGGGGACGGAGGAGAACCCCCTCGAGTTCCTGACCTTCGAGGACGAGACCGAGGCGCTCGACTTCGCCCGCCGGCGCTTCCGGGCGCGTCAGCTCGCCTTCGCCAACGCGGACTTCACCGTGGTGGGGATGGAGCGGATCCTGCCCTGGGACCGGCACACCTTCCGGGGCATGCAGGACCGCTGGGACGGCGACTATCTGATCATGAACGTAATCCACGGCTGGCAGAAGTCCGGGCCGTACTTCTGCGACCTGACGGCGAACCGGCTCCCGTCGACGAGGTCGGTGCCGAAGGGAGGGGTGAGGTGAGCTATCGCGCCCGCGTCACCGCCGTCTCCGAGGATCTCGACCAGGCCTTCTGGATCAAGGTGGGGTGGCCCCAGATCGGCGGCGAGCATCCGGACTTCGTTCGGCCCATGCCGGCGCCGATGCTCGTCATGCCGCAGGTGGGGCAGTTCGTCGAGGTGGAGCGCATCCCGGGGCGCCCGGACGACTGGTGGTGGTTCGGGCCGGCATGGCGGCGGGAAGACCTCCCGGACGACCTGGCCGACCTCTACCCGAACGTCGCCGGGATCATGGTGGCGGAGGGGGCCTCGGTGGTGCTGGCCCGGGACGGGCGCGTGTTTGTGCGGGGGTCTGGTACCATCGTGGTCGACGGCGGCACGATTGAACTCGGCGAAGGGGCGACGGAGTCCGTGGTGTTGGGAGACACGTTCAAGGCATACTCGGATGGCCATGTCCACCTGTACACGCAGCCTCTGCACCCCGGGGTGCCTGGGCCTACGGGGGCGCCCACCGTTGCGATGCCGGCCAACGCCCTCTCCGGCACCGTGAAGGCGACGTAGATGTCCACCCCGCGCACCATCCGCCTCCCCTGGACTGCCGACGAGCGGGGCAGCTTCCGGCAGACGTCGTTGCTCTCGCAGGGGGCCCAGGCCACCAAGCAGATGCTGGGGCTGTCCCTGCAGCCACGCGGAGCCACCACCCACCCCTGGCTGCAGGACGTCGGCTTCACCGAAGAGGTCGTCTTCGCCAAGCCGGAGAGCGCCCGGGTGGACATCCTGGCGCAGGTGGTCAAGACCTTCGCCGGGCATGCTGCGCGCGAGCGGGCCGAGCTTGTCGGAACGCCGGAGGTGGAGACCATCCCGGGGCGCCCCGGCGTTCTCCTGATCAACCTGTCGTGGCGTGACCTGCGGACCGACGAGACGTTCGACGAGGAGCTGGAGGTAGGCGGCTGATGCCGACGACGATCACGATCCCCGACTTCTCGTGGCTGGCCGAGTTCTACCCCGAGATCTACCAGGCACTGCTCGTCTACAAGCGCCAGCACCTGCCCGAGCTGTCCGAGGAAGCCCCCGACGACCCCGTCATGCAGTTCATCGCCATGGCGGCGATCATCGGGCACCTGGTCAACGTCCGGGGGGACTTCACCGCTCGGGAGTTGTACGTCCCGACGCTGCGGCGCCGGACGTCGCTCAACGCTCTGCTGCGCCTGATCGACCAGCGGCTCAACGAGGCCTCCCCTGCCGTGGCCGACGTGCTCGCCAGGCTCACGCGCACCTTCACCGCGGACGAGGCCAACCTGGTCCCCGCCCGGTCGGTCTTCTCCACCATCGCCGGGGAGAACACCGACCCCATCGGCTTCGAGTCGGGCGCTGCCGCGCAGGGGGTGCAGCGCACCGACCAGCTCGGCACCGTGTGGGGCTTCGACTCCGGGCTCGCTGCCTACGTGGCGTGGGCAGCCGGAGCAGCCCCCTGGGTGACGGCGGCCGAAGCCGGAGACATGATCTACTTCGGCCACGCTGACGCCATGTGGGACGCGATGGACATCGACCTGTCCGTGGCCCAGGCCGGCATCGCTGCCGTCTGGGAGTACAGCGGCGACAGCGAGGCCACCCCGACCGGCGTGAGCTGGGTGAGTCCCAACCTCACCTTCGACCTGACGAGCTTGCTGGGGGCGTTCAACCGCACCGGCGCACTCGTCACAATTCTGTGTGTTCCCACGGGGCAGTCCGCCACCTTCTCCTCGACGTGGAGCGGAGCGGTCAACCAGGTCGTGACCACGGCCACCCTCGGCCAGGGCGCCACGCCGTCGACGACCGCGGCAGACTACGTCCTTTCGGTGACCTGGACCGGGGTGACGGTCACGGGCAACAACGCCGACCTGAACAACATCGCTGCGGACGACACCGCCTGGACGCTCCCGCAGGCCGTGACCGCCAACTGGGAACAGCGGGCGGTCAACGGGACGACCTCCTACTGGCTGCGCTGGCGCGTGATCAGCGTCGTGGGTCCCACGTCGCCCGTGCTCAACGCTGCCATCGACCCGACGACAGGCGACTTCTACGTGCTGGTGGAGGCCACCCAGGGCGAGACCATCGAGGATGACCTCGGCAACAGCGACGGGACGGCCTCGCAGACCTTCGCCCTCAACCGGTCGCCCTACATCGAGGGCACCCTGACCGCCCTGCTGGTGGGGGCCGACCCCAACTGGGTGGTGACGGAGGAGCCGGCCGACTTCTTCGGAGCGGACCCTGCCGAGCTGATCGCCTTCCTCGACGTCCAGGAGGACGGCACCTTCGAGGTGCGCTTCGGCGACGGTGTCAACGGGGCGATCCCGCCGGTGGGCGACGCCATCGTGGCCACCTACCGGATCGGCGCCGAGGACGACGGCAACGTCGGTGCCGGGACCATCACGCAGAACACCTCCGGACTCGGCTACGTCACCGACCTGACCAACCCGCGGCCGGCCAGCGGCTGGCAGGCGCCGCAGGGGAGCACGGAGGCCGACCTCGAGATCCAGAAGCGGCTCCAGCCGGCATCCATGCGGACCCGCAACCGGGCCGTGACGCCGAACGACTGCAGCGTGCTGGTGGTGGACGAGTACACCACGCCGGATGGCTCGCGTCCCATCGTGCGGGCCTGGGGCAACGAGGAGGAGTACGGCGTCGGCACCATCGGGCTGCGGGTGGTGGGGGCCGGGGGAGGGTTCGCCTCCGCGGCCATCCTCACCGCCATCGGCGAGTTCCTCAACGGGACCGATCCCAACGACCCCGACCGGCGCCTCGTCGCGAATCTGGAGCTGACCGCGGCCAACTTCATCTCCGAGGCCATCGACGGCGCGATCACCGTCTCCGTCGCCGGCTCGACGGTGGGGGTGGAGTCGGCAGTCCAGGACGTGCTGACCGAACTCCTGGATCCCCTCGCCGTCCAGGAGGACGGCACCTGGGAATGGGAGCCGGGCGGTGGCGCCTTCGAGGGGCGCGTCTCCCCGACGCAGATCGCCGGGGCGATCTGGCTCAACCGGGCCACCGTCGGCGACGTCCGGGATGTGGAGGTGACCGACGTCGACGGAGGAGGTCCAGTCACCTTGATCCTCGCCGACAACGAACTCCCGCGCATGGGCACGTGGGTCGTCACGGTCACGGCGGTGTAGCGTGGCGCTGACGGTCACCAATCCCGTCAACCTGGTCGACCTCTACACCGGGTCAGTCAAGCAGGACGGCGGCGACGAGCTGCTTGAGCGGTTCCTCGGCGGCATGCAGACCTGGTTCGACTCCGCGGTGCAGCGGCGCGTCGACATGCTCGAGGCCCTCGACCCCCTCGACATGCCGGAGATCCAGGGCTCCGACGGCCGCACGACGCTCGACTACGCCCTCTGGTTGGTGGGGCTCACGGACGAGTGGGACTGGCTGGTGCGCCAGCTCTCGTCCGCGCAGAAGCGGGCGCTCCTGCGCTCTGCGGTCGCCTTGTGGAAGCTCAAGGGGCTCCCGTACGGCTGGATCCGCTGGATCTCGCTGCTGACCGCCAAGCCCGTGCTGTACCGGGACTACTTCCACTGGCGCTACCTCACCGACGAGGACTACCTCGGCGACGGGCCCGTGCTCCTCGACCCCATCGACGATCCCGTCTTCGGGGCCTACCAGTTCGACTTGTACGTGGTGGACCCCGGGGCGACGTTGCGCGGTCTGGTCACCCAGATCGTCGACGTCACCCGGCCGAGCTCGCAGCGGGTGCGTCTGCGGTGGGTGGACGCACTCGAGACCTGGGACCGCGACTTCTCCCAGTGGGGGGAGAGGGTGGGCACCGTCACGCTCGACACGACCGCCCGACGCGCTACGGCGCAGTGGTCGGCGGTGACCCCGGGCCGGGCCGTCTACACCCTGCTGACGCTCTCCTTCACCACCCTCGTCTACCGGGCGACGTTCCAGGGGGCGGCCGCTGGCTCGCAGGCGGACTTCCTGTTCCACTACAACGACGGCGCCAACTTCGCCTTCGTGCGCTTCGACTACACCGCCCAGACGGTGGCCGTCTGGACCTGTGTCGCAGGTGTCGAGGCGCTCGTCGCCGCGGCCGCTCTCCCCTGGCCGATGCCCGCTGCCGTCGACTACCACTTCGAGCTGGCGACGACCGAGACGCCGGCGGGGTACGAGGCGGTCGTGCGGCTCGACGGCGACCCGGTGCTGACAACGGCGGTGGCCGTAGGGCCCGTCGCCGGGTTGTTCGGCTTCCGGGCTTCCGGCACGGCGAACCTGGAGGTGGGGGACGTCATGCTCTTCTTCCCGCCGCTGACCTACGACTACGCGGCCCCCGACGGGGCCTTCGACGACGAGGCCTAGATGGGCACGAACACGCCGCTGTATCCCGCCAGCCTGCCCGACCCGCAGGCCTCCAAGCACGAGCTCACCCGCCAGCAGGTGGCCTGGCTGCAGGAGCACCATCGGGAGGGGATGGCCACCCTCATGAAGCTCTGGTTCGGGCGGTCCGGGATCTTCGCCTTCGGGGGGGGCTCTCCGCTCAACCTGCAGGCCGGAGTCGGGAACGACAGCATCGAGGTGCTCGACGGCGTCGGCTACATCGAGGACAGCGCCTACGACGACTTCCCGGGGCTCGTCGACTGGGATTCGCTCGGCGACATCGGCGTCGAGAACCAACTTGCCCAGGTCTACCACGTCGGCATGCGGGTGGCGGAGGTACCGATTCCCGACGCCAACGGCGTGCGGGCCAACCCCAGGACGGGAGCCATCGAGTACGTGGCGACCCGGCTCGAGGTGGGCGAGTTCGGCCAGCCGGACACGGTCAACTACAACGCCGGCATCGACCGCTTCGAGTTCACCATCCCGACCGTGGTGGGCAACAACGGCGACAGCCACGGGACTCGGACGGCGCGCATGTGGCTGGCGACGCCGGAGAGCGCTACGCCGGCCGTGGCCTTCGTCACGCCGACCGTGGGCGACGTCGGCGGCAACTACTTCGCCGTGACCGCTGCCGGTGAGCGCTTCGGTCTGTCGATTGCCGAGGCGGCCGCAGCGGTGGCCGCGGACTTCCGCCTGATCATGCCCTATCCACGGGTGACGACGGTGGATCTGTCGCTGGACGCCACCTACCTCTACCTCGGCAACGTCACCGGCGCCGTCCCCGGAGGCCCGGTGGGCGCCATCGACCTGTCCGGCGTCCAGCACCTGGCGAGCGTCAACGAGCTCGTCACGAGCCTGCAGGAGATCGGGAGCCGTGGACTGCTGCGCCGAACGGCCGCCGCGGGAGCGCAGCCGCCGCTCGTCCGCAACGTGGCCGCGCCGGCCGACCACCAGATCAAC